AGGGGAATTAATTGAGTATGATAAAAATAAATATTTTAAAGGATGGAAGCATTTTATAACACGACGTCAATTAAAAAAATGGTTAGATGATGGTAGTGCTACCATTGAAAAAAGAGTTAATGAACAAATTAATGAGTTAGATCCTTATGGTGAAGAAGATTGGGATAATGATATTAAAACTAAATTCGTTAATTTTTTACGCAATATGGGAGCATATGATAGATATATGGCAAATTTTAATCATCCGATGCAGAGAGCATGGAGAAGAGATAAAGAAAAAAAAATAGATTTTGATGAATTTATATTGGCATCTGATAAAGAATATGTACATAGTAATTTTATATGGGACGCATTTAAGTGGCCATGGACTCCAGAGGGGGTTAGTTTTTGGAATGTATTAGATTCCAAATGGGGAAATTATTTAGCAAGAAATGGTAACTAAATTTAAAATATTTGAAACATATTATAATGATTTGTCTCCGTATGAGTATGGATTTTCCATACCTGGTTGTGTTAATATTGGTTGGTTAGATATTGATCATGATTTTGAGAAAGGATATGTCCCAGATGGTTTCATAGATAAATTAAAAAAACTTCCAATACTTTTTCAAAACGCTGGTTATCATTTTTGTCAGTTCTGCGAACGTGATGATAAAGGCATGGTGTCAAGAGATGCTATGAGTAGTAATATAAAAATGTCTATAGGAGACGGTGTGGTTTATTTGACTCCATCGATGATAGTTCATTATGTAAGAGATCATCATTATAAACCTCCTCAAGAGTTTATAGATTCAGTAATGAAAATGGAAAATATGAGTGATGCTGATGCTCATAAACATGTTAATATGTTATTAATTAAACATTTAAAAGGATTATGATAAAGATATTTGAACAATTTAATTCAGAAAAAGATATTTTGTCTTGTGTTAGTTTGGACGTTCCTTATGGAGAAGAATGGATAGATGAATCTATAAGAAGTTTAGATCCATACAACGAAGAGAATTGGGATGAAGTGGATGTTATAGCTATACTCTTATTTAGAAACAATTATTATTTTGATTTTAATGTTGTAAAAGGAAAATTAGAAGATAGAGGAAGACCTCCTAGATATTCTTTACGATATATTTTTCGCGATATAAACGGAAATGAATTATTTGAAACTTCTAGAATTATAAATATAAATGATGTTGATGAAGAAATAGAGTTATCAGACGGTATGAATAGTTCAGGGGACGCTATAATATTACCAGAAAGTACTAGTAGAGAAGATATAAATAAGATAATTTCCAGAGTTCACGAAAGAATATATAGACAACAGAGAAGAGATGTAGAAAGTCAAATAAAGAGTATGAGAGACACACTTAATAAAACAGGAGACTTAAATAAAATTGTAAAATATGATAATAAAATTTAAAATATTTGAATCGATGTCAGGTTTAACATTCGGTGATGAGATCACTCACGAAGATGATAAAAAAATCGATTGGATAGTAGATGAAACCGGTCGAGAAAGAGAAGAATGTATCAAGAGATATTTAGAATTCAACAAAGATGCAATAAGAGCAATAGAAACGATGTTGAATGAAGTCCAGGACGATGAGGATATAGCCGATTTAATGTCAGATACAAATTTAGACGAAGAAACTTGTAGACAGGCTTATTATGATAATAATAAAAATTATGACGCTGCTTATGATTATCTAACAAACGATGGACCAGAAGATGATGGTGGATATGATGATGGAGGAGATGGATATGATGAAGAAGAAGATTACATCAATAGAGAAGATACTTTCGTTAGAAGAAATACGATCTATAATGATCCTACCATAAACGTTATTAAATCTTTTATATTAAAAGATATATTTGATGAATTCGGTGGATCTAGGAAGAAAACGGTAGATAAACTTAAAGAACTTGTAATGGGTAAAACTGTAAGAGTAGAAGATAAAGATGGACACGGTGGATATGTTAGTGTAAATGAAGGCGATGATGAAGAAGTTTGGGATGAAACTTCACCTGTAACAAATGTAATGTCATATGGAGATGACCCTTCAAGATATTTTCGTTTTGATAACGGTAATGGAGATAATCTAGAATTACTTATAGATGATAGAATAACTATTATAGAGCATAAAAAAGTGGAACCTAAAAAACAAATAACTACCATTTCAAAATCTGATTCAAAAGATTCAGCTAGATGGTGGGAACACGGAAAGGTAGATATATGAAAAACTACGGACAATTTATAAACGAATTCAATATGCCTTTTTTTAGAAGAGGACCAAAAATTAAGAAATTATTAGGATTCTTTGGTAAATCTATTAATTTGAAAAATGTAAGGGGAGAAGAATTTGAAGAATGTGAAATAAAAATAGATCCTATATATGAATTTGGTAAAAAAACATTCAAGGTAGAACTTAATTTTTCTGAAGATCTTATGGCAGCTCACAGAGAAGTTGACCCATATGGTGAAGAAGAATGGTATGATGAAACAGATAGAATTCCAAGAGCAAAAATAACATATAATTCACCATCTACATCTCTCAGAAATGAACAGAATGATAAACCAGAGATGATTCATATTGAATCAGATGATAACATTAGAGTCACTAATCTTGAAACAGATAGAGACGGTATAAAGTTAATAACTGATATGTTTAATAGAATCTATAATTATGAAGGAGAAAAAAAGGTTTGGGCAGAGGACAATGTAAGACAACTTCTATTAAATGGATTAAATTGGAAAAAACGTGAAAGAAATCTATATATGAAAGTTATGGTAGACGAAGAAGATTATGTTCCAATGGATTATCAACCAGGATATTAAAAAAAAAAAGGGAACCATATAGGTTCCCTTTTTTTTAACAAACTGGATAAGTTTAATTTTTACTCTCGGATTTGGTAATGTTTTTGGTTAACCAAGCTGCTAAAAGCTCACCTACACCACTCCCACCATTACTTGTGATTAAAGTATCTGGTACGATTTTAACATTTCCTTGTCCAATCTTTTCGGCAATCTGGACCTGGATAACACCCTCATTACCGATAGCTTGCTTCTGTTTCTCATAGGCTTCAGCAGTTGCGGTTCCTTTTGCAAAGATTGCTGTACCTTCAGCTTTACCCACAGCTTCGATACCTGCTGCAATACCTTCCTGTTTCAACTTTGTTGACTGTCCTTCACCTTCAGCAAGGAGAACCGCTTTCTTCTTTTGATTGTCAGCGACCTTAACATCGATTTCGGACTGAACGAGATCCTTCTGCTTTTCAGCTTCTGCAGTGGTCTTTTCCATTGCGATACGTGACTGCTGAGCTTTCTGCTGTTCGAAGAACATTGCTTGCTTCTGCTGTGCAATAATTCTTTCAGTCTGTGTTTTCATAAGATCCTCAGGAAGTTGGATCTGACAGATAAGAACGCTCACCAATTCAACGTGATACTTTTCGAGTTCTGCTCTTGCTCTGTTTTCAGCCTTCTGCTGCTCTTCATGTCTGTTTTGCATGAAGTTCATTGCTGATGTAGCGGAAGCCTGATTTCTGAAGCTGGAGTCAATCATTGGGTGAATAACGTGATCCACCAAATTCTTGATAGAACCAATCTTAGCTACCATATAAGGTGACTGATCTGGACGAACTCTAATAACAACCTTAACTGAAACTCGAATTTCGAAACCATCATGTGATACGACCTTAAGAGGGTCGAATGGTGTATTCTGACTTTCATCCCAGTCAATAGTCTGGTTAGTAGTATCTACAATGTAGGGGATATAAGCTCTACGGTTAAGGTAATAAATACCAGGACCAGCAACGTCCCTTTGAATTCCTCTAAATCCCTTTGGTACTACGTATCTTTCAATACCAGTATCGAGACGTTTCTCAACACCACCGGCTAAAGTTTCATCTTCGGTTGGTGTAGCTGTAGGACTAGTGCCGACACCACCACCTTCTTTATTGGCAACTTGTTCAGTCATTTCTTTAACCTGTGGTGGTTCTTCACCAACGTTAGAAACAACAACAGCGACCTGACCTCTTTCAACGACTGCTACATCATCCAATTCGACACTAAACATCAAAGGATTGATATAATATGTACCTGGACGAAGAACGTCGAACTGAGGACCACGCTGACCACCATTAGCCAAGAAAGCTGTGACATCTTGGAAATTATTATGTCCTGTTACAGATTTAGCAACGTATTCTGTTTCTGGCAGAGGCTGACCGTCGCGGGCGACAACGATACCAACTTTCTTATCAGGAATAATAACCGTTTCTTTAACCTCAACCTTAAATAAGGCAGTATTGATACGATATTTACCTGGAAGAAGAATACTAGTCTGAGGACCTTTTTCACCACCTTTATCTAAGAAGAACCTTCCATTCTGGAAATTATCATGCCCTTCAATAGCTTTGGCTAAAAGCCTTCCTTCTGCAATAGGTTTACCATCCTGAGAAGTTACAATACCAATCTGCCCCTTTTCAATAACGGTAATCTTAACAGGAGTTACCTTGAACAAGGCAGTATTGATACGATAAGTTCCCGGAGGAAGTGTTTGAATCTGAGGACCTTTTTCACCACCATTAGCTAAGAAAGCTGCACCATCTTGGAATAAATCGCATTCAACGACTTTACCAAAGATTCTACCCGCTGGTACTGGGCTACCGTCAATAGCTTCAACGACTCCAACTTCGTCCTCTTTAATGACAGTCTGTTTAACTGTCTTTACAGTGAAAAGCAACGGATTAATACGGTAACCTCCAGTTCTTGTTTCCTTATCTGTGGCATAACCACCAGGAGGAATAATACCAAGTTGGATACCTTTTTCTCCACCGTTCTTCAAAAATGCTTCACCATCCTGGAATAAATTACATTCCACTGGGCGAGCAAAGATTTTACCCGATGGAACAGGATTACCGTCGTTAGACTGCACTAATCCAATTTCATCAGGACCGATGATCACGAACGGGAAAGCTCTCCTCTTATAAATAAAAGGAGGAATGAAGGTCAAACCAGGTCCTTTTACTCTAGCCTGAACCCCAATCTCGTTCGTCATAGCAAAAACTCTGTCTTTTGGCATCTGTTTACCAATCCATCGTCTTTCTAATGTTTTAATTTCCCTACCACCAACATTCAGTATAGAACTGAAAACGATGATCAAAAGAAAAATCGCAAGGAGACTATATCCTGCGATTGTCAAAATTAAACTTACCATTTGTTTGTTGTATTAGATATTGCCTACTCTTTTTACCATTTTCGACGTCCTGGTTTTTTCGATATTTTACTACTTCTTATAGTCATGAAATCGAAAAAAGTTTGAACTTTTTTCGGAAATTTTAAACTCAAAAATTATATTTAATATATAAATTTATGGTTATGAAGTTTGCAATTTTTGAATCTTTTAATAATAAAATACCAATGGCGCTAGAATGTGTTAAACCACCATTCGAATCTAAATTGGTTAATGAAACTTGGTGACATATTATATTAATATCTTTAAAAAATAGTAATGTAAAAGCGTCTCTTCATTGGTATAATGACGACAATACAACGGTGTATCTTAGTAGTCTTAATGTAGATGACGAATTAAGAAATAAAGGAATAGGTAGGAAGTTACAAAAGATTAGAGAAAAAATGGGTATAATTCTTGGAGCAAAAGTGGCATGTCTTTGGGCTGAAAAAGGATCGTGGATGCATAAATGGTATGAACGTAGAGGTTATAAAGATTATAAAGAATATGATGAAAATCATATATGGATGAAAAAAAATTTGATATGATGATTACAAATTTTGCAATTTTTGAATCAACTTATGTTACTCATCAAAATGGTGGCAGAGCTTTCGCTGTCAATTATGATGAAGAATCTGGATTTGTTGATGTGATGAAGAATAAATACGGTAGATACTCAAAAGTAAAGAAAGTTTGGACAGGCGACAAACAAGATGATAATAGTAGTGTACTTGTAGAATTCCCACATAAAAAATATATGTTTATTGGAACCGAAATATACGAATTTGAAACAGATGAATTTATAACAAATTATTACTCAAGAATAGGTAATAGTGATGTTCCCTATCCAGTGGCTTTAAGCGAGAAATATGTATATTTCATGTTAGAAAAAAAACATGTAAATAGAAAAGAATTTCCTAAAAATACTGATTGGGCTGATTGTTATAGATTTTATTACGATAATAAAGATAATTTATCAATTAAAGGGTTTAAAAATTTGAAAAATATAGAAGAAAATATTTCAGAAAGAATAAGATGGCCTTTTAAAAATAAAACAATTAATCCAAACGACCCTTACGGTGAAGAATATTGGGAAAATCCTGATGATATTTATTGCGATTATTGTCATGGTGTAATACATCCAAAAGAAAACCTGTTTATTTTATTTGGTAAACCAGTGCATGCAAATGTGAATTGTTTAATGGAATTTAATAGAAAAACTAAACAATATATTAGTAATGTAGAATCAACCCCATATAATACCGCTAAAAAACTATTAAAAAGATGGGGGTATTTCGATAAGGTTCAGGAAAACAAAAAAGAAGATATTGATCCTTATAATGAAGAAGATTGGAATACTGAACATAAACATATTTGGGAAGATAAAGTTGAAAGAGATCCGAGAGGACTTTGTCCCCCAATAGACTACAGAGAATGTAAAATATGTGGTAAGAAGTATAGAACACATGTTGGTTACGGTAAATAATAAATTCTTTGAAACTTTCTAAATCTTTTCTCATATAATCATTTATGAGAAAAATATTATATTTTATAACTTTTATATTCCTTTTGTTTTTATTAATTTCTTGTATGCCACAACAAAAATGTTCAGCATACGGTGAAACTTCAAGGTACCAAAGATCTTGGAACAAATAAAAATCAGATGGACTGTCGCTCCTTTAATATATAATTATTGAAAGGGAATAACTTTAAAAAAATAATAGAAAATAATGGAAGAAAAAAAGGACGCATTAGAGAAATTTATTTCTGAACAAACAAAAAATCCACAAAGAACAATGGTAGAAGATGAACCTACCACATCAGTTGGTACTGCAAACACATTGAATTATATTACAGTAGATTTAAGTGTTTTACCTGCTGGTTTATTCTATAAACCAGGAACTGTTATTATGATTAGAGCCGCTTCAGTCGCTGAAGTTCAAGCTTATTCTGCAATTGATGACAATAACTTTTTAGATGTTACTGAAAAAATGAATGAATTACTCGGACGTTGTGTTAGAGTTAAACATCCGGGTGGTTTAATGGGAACTTATAAAGACTTGAAAGATAATGATAGATTGTTTTTAGTTTTTATGATTCGTGAATTAACATTCCAAAAGAATAGTAATTTAGCAAAAGATGTTACTTGTTCAAATTGCAAAAAAGAATTCAAGATTCAGTTTCGTTCAACTCCAGGTCCAGATAGTCCAAAGACTTTTGTAAACTACGAAATGGATCCAGATCTTGAACCATTCTTCAACAAACAAGATAGAACATTTGATTTTCTTGTTGGTGAAAAATTATGGAAGTTAGCACCGCCGTGTATATCTTTACAAGAAATATTCTTTAAGAATATAAAAGATAAAGTACAAGGCGATAAGACTCCAAACGTGGCTTTCTTGAAAATTATACCATTTACACTTTGGGATAGAAAATCAATAACTGAAGAAGGAATAAAAGCAAAAGAAGAAGAATTCAAAAATATGGACATGGACACTTTCCTATTTTTAGATGAGGCTGTAAGTAAAATGCTTTATGGTATAAAGGAGTTAAGACAAAATTGCCCAGAGTGTGGCGAGGAGGTCCACACTGACATGACGTTTCCCAAAGGGGCCTCAAGTATCTTCAAACCTGGCAGCACTGTATTTGGATCCAGACTTGTTAAGTAAATTAGAAGATTTTGAAAAAACTGTTTTTACTGTTTTTACAGTTTCTTGGGAAAGTTTAACAAGTAATAAGTTCGAGTTTATGAATCAACTCGGAATACCAACAACAATAGTAGACGATTGGCCTTATTACGAGTTTGAGAGATATATAAAACTTTTGAATGAAAAAAATGAAAATGAAAAGAAACATCACGAAGAACAAGAAAAACAACAAGGTCAAAATATGCCTAACTTCAATAGCATGTCAAATCTAGCTAAGAATTTTAATCCCTCCAATTATAGATTACCAGATTTCAAATCCCCATTCTAAAAGTGGGGATTTTTCATTTATATATAGTGTATATGAATAAATCTGAGATAGTTAAAAGTTTTTTTGATAACGCAACTAGATTATTAAATCTATACAAAGAGATAGAAAATTTTCTAAAAATAGAAAATGACATAGAGAAAATTGTTTCATTTTTGGAAGAAAAGAAACAAGAAACAGATATTATCGAAGATGAAATAAATAAATTAAGATCAGAATCAGAAAAATTTTGTAAAGACATTCCACAAAACGAAAAATTAAATTCCAAATACTTAGATAAAATTCATTCTAAATTTCAGAAGATAATAAAAGGATTTACATATTGGTATAAACATTATACAGCATATCAAAAAATAGCCATTAAATATAAATGTTGGAAAGTTAGATTCCTCCTACATGATATAGAGAAACCATTCCTTAATATATTCATGAGCTACGAAAATGTACATAGAATACACAGACACATATCACCACACCACGTAGAATCCTTTAGAAAGAAAAAAGATTATCTTGGGATGTTAATAGATTGGGAATGTGCTAGATATACTAAACCAAAAATGCCATTGAATGCTAAAGAAACATGTGATAAATTTTATCCAGAAGTAAAAGATAAAATATATCCATTATTAAAGAAGCATGGATTGATGGAATTTGTAAAAACGTATGAATCATTTAATTCTCCTATTACAATAGCTGTCACTGGATCTATTGCTTCTGGTAAATCTACTGTGTGTAGTTCAATAGAAAAAGATTATGGATATTTAGTATATTATAGTGATATTGAGGCTAAAAATCTTGCAAATAATAACAACGAATTAAAGAATGATATAATAAAAGAATTTGGAGAAGAATCATATTTGGGTGGAGTTTATAACACCAAATACATTGCCAGTATAGTATTCAATGATAAAAATGAATTAGAGAAATTAAATAGAATATTTAGAATACATCTTAGAAATGATTGGAAAAATTTTATAAATCAACACAAAAATGAAAAATTCATATTTTATGAATCTGCTCTTATATTTGAGCATAATCTTGTTAAAGAATATGATTATGTAATTTGTGTTTATGCTAGTTTAGATACTATAAGAAAAAGACTAAAATCTAGAAATAACTACAACGATGTAGAGATCGAAAATAGATTAAGTAAACTATCTAATCAAGAGTATAAAATCAAGAATTCAGATTTTTCTATAAATACAGATTTTGATTGGAAAGATCAATTAGATGAGATAATGCGCAAATTATAACTGCTCTCTAATTTTAGTAGAACTTATATTTTCAACGTCCTCGGTAGCTATCATGTAGATTGTTTCTATTTCTGGTTTTAGATTCTTATTATAATGATCCACATACTTTTCGAAATCAAAATCTTTTGTATTTCTCATTCCTCTTAGCATATATTTAGCTCCCATTTTTACACAATAATCTACAGTCCATCCTTTATATGAATCAATTATAATTTTTGGATTATTGCCGAAGTGTTTCTTTATGATCTCTTTTCTTTCTTCTATAGTATAATGTCCCTTCTTCTCTTCATTTATACCAACAGCTACTATTATTTTATCAAATAAAGGAAGAAATCTTTTGACCAGTTTTATATGACCTTCGTGTATTGGATCAAAACTACCAGGAAAAACTGCGATTTTCTCGGTCATACTGTATTGTTCGTTGAATGTTTTTATTCTCATAGTGGTATATATTAAAAAAAATCACCACTAAATTTTTATATATAGCATCATGAAAAATGTTTTCTTATTTGAGGAATTTAATTTATTCAAACCAAAACCTCTTGATGAAAAAGTCAAAAGGTTAATAGAAGATATTAAATCTACTTTTAATATTGAAAACTTATCATTTCATAAAGAATTTGAAGATAGAACTTTAACACAGACTTTAGAATATGTATATAAAGGGCAAAATGTAAAAGTAGAGAGATGGGATTTGATGAGCCCGCATAATCCTCTATGGGGATGGAGATTTTATATAAATAATGAAAATTTAAGAGGAGATACAAGTAAAAAACTTATAAAAAATCTTTGGGGATTCTTATCAGAAAAATGGAGCGATAAAAATAAACAGAATAGAAACGATAAATTAGATAGATTATTAAATACTCCAGAGGATGAATTAATTAACAAAAAAGAAGATCCATACGGGGAAGAAAATTGGTTATAAAAAAATATAAAAAATATGGAAAACATGAAAACATTTGAGGAATTTAATCTTTTTGGTGTTCTAGACTTTTTCGGTTTTCCGGGTTAATTCAATATCTTTGCACGGCAATTTTTTGGACATTCAATCTTTTTCGTGCTAAAAAAAAATAATAAAGAAAAATGGAAAAAGTAAAATCATTTGAAGAATTCACTAATGAAGAATGGGAATGGACATCCACATCGACTGCTAATCTTTCTAAAAGTAAACCTAAAAAGGGCGATGAACCCGAAAAAAAACCTAAACATAATACTGGTTCTGTTTTTGATGATCTTGAAGCGAACCAATCTAAAAAACCAGTTAAAAAGAAAAAGAAGAATGTAGTTGGAAAAAGACAATCTTTCTCTTGCGGACAAGTTGGAAAAAGACAATCTTTCTCTTGCGGACAATCTCCATCTTGCTAAAATAAAATAAATTATGAACAAAGAGATAGCTTTTTTTGATCTAGATGGTACACTCTGGAACATCAAGAATGATAATGTATGGATTATAGATAAAGATAAACCATATAAACCAGTATTAATTCTTGATGAACTTGAATTTTCATTGATCCAATCTGGTAAGTTTAGAAAAGACGAAATTAAGTTAGAATATAATGGTCAAACCTATTATATAAGCAAATCTTTGTTCGATAAAATTAAAAAGAAAAGCGGAAGTGAAAATACAGAAAGATTTGGAATTTCTTTTATACCTAGAGTTAGAAAAGAAATTTTAGATAAAAGAGAAATAGCAATCTTAACAAAGAATATTGAACATTTAAGATATAATAAGTTCATTGATATTGGATTGCTAACAGCCAGATCAAATCAAAAAAATCACGTAGACTTAGTAAATCTACTCAGATTAGAATTAAAAAAAATAGGCATAGAAATATCTAAAATATTCTTTGTTGGTAATAGTGAAACAGATTATGATCCAAAAAAGAAAGTTTTTGTTCTTTTGGAACATCTTATAGGACTTAAAATTAAAGATAATAGATTTATATCATTGAAACAAGATTGGTATAAAAAAGTTAGTTTTTACGATGATGATATAAAAAACACAGATTATGCAAATAGTGCTCAAGATTTCTTCGATGATTTATTGAGAAAAACGGAAGACGAATTACATAAAATAATTTTAGATAGAGTTAGTTCCAATGATCTGAAATTGGAAACAAATTTGGTTGTTGATAATGAATTAAATAGATTTAAGAAAAATATTATAACATTGAGAGAACCAATGAGATTTCCATTAAAAGAATCTTTCGTAAGATATAAAGATTGGATAAAAAAACAAAAGATGATATGAGATATATTAATAGATTAAAATTAAATGAAGATGAAGATTTTGATGATTATGTTATTCAAACAGATGAGGAAAAATGGAATGAAATCAAACGTCATTATAATGATATTAAAAATGGATGGAATGCTGCCGCTTTTGGTTATTTAACATTTGATAAATTTTTACAATATTATTATCATCCTCCCGGAAGAAAAAAATAAAAAAATAAAAAATTTAAAAACATACGAATAAACGAAAGTGTTCCTAAGAAGAACACCTAAAATAGAAGAAGAAAAGAAGATATTCTTTAAAAAAAATATAACATTATGAAACACTTACAATCAATAAATGAATACTCCAGCGAATATTATAAAAAACTTATAAATTATGGAAAAGAACGTGGAGATAGTCGTGGTAAAAGACTGGCAAATACAGCTAAAGATTTGAAAAATAAATTTTTTCCTGCAAATGAAATAGAATTTTTTTGGGTTCAATATCCAGGGGAAAAATATTTTTTAAAATTTAATGATGATAATTTTAATATAGAAAGAGTAAAATACGATTGGAATAGTAATAGAGAGTTTTTTTTATTGGTGAATCTAATCAATAATAAGCATCATGAAGAGTCTTTAGTGCGTTTCTCTCTGGCTTTTTTAACCAATGATAAATACCATCTAACAGTAGACGGACTAAATATAGAACTAACTAGAAAATCATCAAGAGATTTATCAAATATACTTAAACAATATTTTGATATTGATGTGGAACCCAATAAATTACCACAAATGTAAAAATAAGTAAAAAACATGAAATATTTAAAAACATACGAAGAAAAATATAATTCAACGTTCCTTGATAATATTAAAGTCGAATTAGAAAAACATGGGTGGGTTGAAATAAAAGAAAATGGTAAAAATCTAACATTTAACGTATCTCATGTTGAAAATATAGTGTCAACAGACGGCAAAATCTGGCTCACTATTGGCACAAAACAAGGAAGAAAATTCGATATAGAGATATTCGTAATAGGAGACGAAATTAAAACCATTATTAAATATGCTGAAATTACCGCAAATAACTATTCTTGGTGGAATAGTTTTATTAGCCAAAATATTTCAAATATAAATGAAAATATAATCTCATCATTTAGTAAAAAATTTAATATTTAAGAAAAGCACAAGAGTATTGAAACAACCTTTGAGATATCCTAATGGAATCTTATATGAAATATGACGAATGGTTAAAAAAGAAGAAGATAAGAAAAATAGAAATATATTTGATAGAATAATGAATTATGTTGAATATAGATCCAAAAGGAAAAGAAAATTTGATTTATAATGAACAATTTGAAAACATATGAAGAATATAATATAGAGATAGATCCTTATGGTGAAGAGTTCTGGGATGATGAAAACTTAATATTAGTTGATTGGAACACAGAAATAGAGATCGGAGACGAAGTTTACATAAGATATGAGAGAACAGACGATGTAAAATATCTTGGAGAAATTATAAAAATAGAGAATAAAAAAATTCGTTCATTAACAGGAATGCCAGATTATTTTGATATGACATACACATTAAGAGTTGGTAACGATACAAGAGAAATGGATATGGGAGAATTAATAAGATATAAAGCTAAAATAAAAAAATAAAATGGTAATATTTAAAAATAAAAAAACCAGACCTTTTGAGTCTGGTTTTTTTGTTCCCCTACCTTCACACCAGTCTTCCTCCTGGTCGACTTTCGTCTTATCGGGCGCCAAATAGGGCTGTCAGAGGTTCACTTTGTAACTTGACATTCGTAACCGTTACCAGTTACAAGATAAGGGATTGTGTACTCACATATGTTGGTGGGACTACTTGCCTCTTAGCGACTTCGCTCGGACTTTCTGAAGGTCCTTCTGCTAATCAACCAATCATAGTTGATGAAAAAAAGAAAAAAATAATTTGATGAGACTCCTGACTACTCATAATCCTCGGATTTCATCTACCATTATTCACCCACGTTCCACAGATGGTGATCGGCCACTGTGTTTTACCTTCGTCAGACACCTTACGGTGCAGACACATCAGTGAACGGGAGGTCCTTTCCTCCAACCAGATACAGCCATCAGCATATATACATGCGATTTGTCTGGTTCTTACGTCACTCGGGGTTGACCAACCCCGGCTATTTCAGGTTTATGGTACGAAATCTGTAACACCTGCTCCACAGGCTTTTCAGTCTGGGCTACATTGCGTTAGGGGCTGGCGACCCCTTCATTCCGCCACAAATTATTTTTTCAATCTTTCAAAGAACTTTATGAGCACTTATGGATAGTGAAGCCCTTATTCACAGTGAGGGTCGGGTGAAGGTCTAGTATATAGAGACACCTTATACCACACTGACATCAATTTTCAGATCAATATTCTACGAACTCCCTGAAATCGTCTATCCATATATCAAAGAACTTAATTTGATTCTGTGAGATTCTGTCAAATTTCTTCGGATACCTACTGGTGGGTTGAAAAGTTATCTCGCCTTTCAGTATTCAGTCAGTCTGTGGACTGATAAAATTTTGTTTATCTCTAATTTGATGATACAAAGATACGTCAAATTCCCGACATAAAAAAATTTTCTGATGAAAAAAATACGATGTTAATAGTAACAGCTGATATATGTTTCATTATCAATTTAAATGCGAAGGAACCGCAGCCTCACTTTCCTCACATACTATCACGGGCGACTGCACCTGACCCTTTATTATAACACCGAATATCTTACAGATTCAAAGAACTTTCTAAATCGTCAATAAATAACTGATTTATGTATATTATATTCCCAAAAAATCGCGTTGTTTTAAAAATCGTCGAACTTTTTTATTCTACCTCTAATCTCTTCTCCAACATCTGAATACATATCTTATTGACATCAAATACTATATAATTCCTTTTCAATTCTTTTGCTGCCACCGCTGTTGTGCCACTACCAACAAAATAATCAACTATAGTATCTCCTTCATTTGTTGAAGCTAATATACATCTCTTAACTAATTCTTTTGGCTTTTGTGTATTATGTTTAGTTAGTTCATTGTTTGGAGTTTTCTTTGTTTTGGCATAACTTTTAACTTCCTTCATGCTCCAATATGGGACACACAAATCATCCCACAAATTCCCAGGATGTGTGTATCTAATCTTTTTACCATCTTTAATAAACCAGTCTTTAGGATTACCATTTGCATCTTTGTATGGAGCAATAACTTCTTTTTCAACCATAATATCATCAATATTGAATGTATAAGATTTTTCATCCTTTACGGCAAACCATACATCTTCCATCATTGATTTCCAATTTCTTTTGGCACCTCTACCTTTATCTCTTTTCCATGTAATTCTATTTATAACATGAAAACCAGCTTCCTCTAAAAGTTCTTGTATTTTTCCTGAATGTTCCCAAGACATACATATATAAATACTTCCTGTTTTTTTGAGTTGCTTGTATGCTAATTTAAGACATGTTTTTACCCAATTATAATAATCTGCTTTATTATGCCACTGTTTATCCCAGTGTGATCTATCTCCATTTTCTAAATCTATATTTTCTGATCTATTTCCAGATATGAAATATGGAGGATCTAAAAAGAACATATCTATGGAGTTGTCCTCAATAAATGTGGGACTATTTTCGAATGATAAATTATAGTATTTGTTTAATTCCATTGAGATTCTAAATTTTATTTATTATATATAAGGTGAATTATTTTGTTTAAAAAACAACTAATCCTCTAGTGAAGGAAGATTTTATTATTTGCCCTTACTGTGATAGTAAAGGGTATGTTATAGAAGATAATAAAAGCATACAGTGTATTGTATGTGAAGGAAAAGGAATAATTATTACCACTTCCTCTCAAAAGGATTACGAAGAGATCCAGCCTGTTGATTAAACGGAGATACATAAGGTATCGGTTTTAACGTTGGTTTTATTCTTGGATAGAAAGTTTTATTTTTCGTAACAATACCATAATTAATATCAGATTCAGCTCCTCTCGTATTCAAAAAATTCATCATTACCTGTTTATCCCTATCAGACATAACATAATCCGAATAAGAATCTACTAGATTTTTAAAATCATAATGATCATATATAGCAGATAGATTTATTAATGTCATCACACAGTCGTCATTGCCAGTTTCACTTCTAAAAGTTATTTCGCCACTTGAGGTTTCGTGTTTAGAGAAAGATTTTAACTCTATTATGTTATTTTCATTATGAAGTATCATATTATCTTTTTTTACAGCATCTTGAAAATCTTTCAATAATAATTTCTTATTATGCCCTATAAGTAATCCTATCTTTGGTTTAGCGTCTGTTTCTCTATGCTTAAATCTTGAGAATACCGCATCCATAAAATCATTATTATCATTAAAAACATGTCTTATATTGTTCAATAAATCGTTTCCAAGATTCTTATTCATTTCCAAAACTATCTTAACTTTCTCTGGATCAAATATCTCAAAAACAATTAAATATAATACGTGTGCTATTTCGTTAATAGAATATACATTATTTCTAAATAATCCAATTTGCTCTAACTTAAAAAGATCATACTTATTATTCAGAAACATCTTCTTTCTTTCTATTAGTTTTTCATCCTTCATTAATAGTCTAAACATGTTAATAACAGTATAGTCTAATCCTAAACCTTCTGCTAAGTCTATTCCTATTGTTATATAATAATCCTTTGCTTTTTCTAGTTCAAATAAATCAGGTCTATCTTTTATGAATTTTAAGTTATCGTACGGTAAATTGAATTTTTTCTCAAAACATTCTAAGTGTGGAGTTTCAAATTCCACTTGTTCATTCATGAAACTTTCAAACATAACACTATCGAATAACAATTTATCGTCTGTTATAAATTGTATTTCAAATTCCTGTTTGAACATACTCTCACCACCAATAAGACCGGTTTGTTCTTCTTGCCAGTTTGTAACTCTACATATCTCGGGTAACGGTATTATTTCAGATATTCTTATTTGTCTTATAGTATCTATGTGACAATTTTCACGTGGAGTTTTTTCATCATTTTCGAAGAACTTTATGAAATACCATAGATCTCCATCTATAACTTTCTTATAAACTTCATACCCCATTGATATTAATTGTTCTATTACTTCATCTACTGTAACGTTATATTGACGCATTTTATAATCCAGGAAGAATAGTTTAGTATCTCTTCTTCCTTTTACTTGATGCCAATAAATACGCATGGCTTCATATTTGTTCCATCTTGGATCACTTTTTTCTTTTTCTGCATTTGTAAGCAATTCCCAGAATAAATTATATCCATCTGGAGTTGATGTAATAATGATCTTAGAATTTTCGATAGATGATACGGTAGGAACAACAGATCCATAATATGCTCTAATGATAGAGTCTGGGATTTTTGCAAATTCGTCTAGATACAACAAGTCAATGGCAAAACCGATAGCTGGTTCTTTAGATCTCGATTGACTCTGTACTCTACTGTTATTTTCAAAAGATATTTGCTTCTCATTCCAGTTTGTTACTCCAGTTTTCAAAAAGAATGGGAGCAATTTGTAAATATCTTTTATTTTTCTGATAATTTCCTTTACTGTTTCTGATTTATTAGCAACTATCATAACACCTTTATCATCATTGAACAATACTAAATGTAATATAACAATAGAAGCAGATACGGTATTTAGGTTTAATATATCATTAGCATAATAACTATGTTCGTTTGATAAAATAGACAAATCAAACATAGATACTTTATTTGTTGTCTTATTGATTGATTTAACTTTAGACGGTCCTTTCTTTGTAAGTACAATATCATTCGTTGTTAAATCTTTGGCGAATTTTATATTATGTCCTTCAGTAAAAATTGCGTGAACGTCAGCACAATTCATTTTTACGTCATTCTCTAATTCTAGTTCTTGTATCTTATATGGTTGTGTTAAATTTATTTCATCTATTGGTACAAAACCATAATCGGTTTCAACAGATAAATTATCTAAAGAGAGTATATTAATAACTTTTTTTAGAGGATCTTCTTCATCAAATTTATTATTTTTATATTCTATTTTCTCAATAAATTCAATGAGTTTGTAAATAACATTTCTTAAAAATTTACGCATAAAAATGCTTTGCTTTTCAAGTATATATTAAAATTAAAGGGGCTATTTTATAATGCGTTGTCTGTGTTGGGTTCCGCGTTCTTTTCGTCGTAGATAGTGAATATTTCTTTTAATTCTTCTTTTAATCCATCATCGACGTTATCTACAAGAATGCTTCTTATATTAAGATTACTACTATCCATCAATACTTTATCTTCTTTCTTTTTCTTTTCAGTATAAAACACATTATTAAATGTATTTTTTGACAGATAAATATCTATTTTATTTTTATATTCTGCCTTTTCAAGAAGATCACTATCTATTTCTATATCAATGAAATCTTTTGTAATATTGATATTCTCTAAATCATCAATGGATGATATTTTATATTCAATGAATTTTGGAGATAATGTATTCTCAATGAATTTTGTTTTATCTTCTTTGAAAATATAATATCCAACATTTGGATCGTCGCTTTTAGAAAATTGAAAGAGAGATTTACTTACTTTATTTTCGATTTTATCATCTAATATTCCTAGTTTTAGATCGTCTGCAAATAAAGGAAATATATTTTCGTTACAATCTAATGATATATTAACATTTTTAAATTCTTTATTTAACAGAATCAAAATAGATTTCATATTATTAAGAATTCTAAAACTATTATTAACAGTATTATTGAAGAGAGGACCAAGTATATAGAGATCTTTATCTTTATCTAATTTTTTAATACTATCAAAGAAATGATGGAAATATTCTTGTTGGAAATGCCATAATTTTGGATGACCAAATTTAATATTATTGAAAACGAAAATCATAGAATATTTATTAAAATAAAGTTGGAAAGTTTAAAATAAAAAAGGGAGATTTAGCCTCCCTTTTTAACACCTGATAACAAAGCTATCAAACTATTTAACATCGGTTTTTTCAAATTCGGTGGTATATTAGAAACCACCGAGAAATTACTATTGCCTGATATTTTAATTTGATTTGCTCCTTCGTTGAGAGATTTATTTTTCAAAAAATGACCAACGAGTGCATGTACGAATGGTTGAATTTCAAAACCTTTTTCATTATTTCTAATGATGTGAATTTCACTGTTTTTTTCTGTTAGAAGATACCAGTATTCTTCTTTTGATAAAAGTCTTTTCTCAAACATACTTGTAATTTCAGAATATTTCATATCTGTATAATACACCAATCTACCTATAGCTTTGATATTATCTGTAGAACTTCGTTCTATAGTAAGATCCACTTGATTGTCTGGAGTATTCTCTTGTTGACGATTTTCTTCTTCTTCTATTATTCTTCTTTTTCTTTGTTGAACTCTTCCAACTGGTTTTTCTTCTTCTGGGGGTTGTTGCTGAACATTTTCTGTAAATCTTCTAAATGTTTTACTTTCAAAAGATCTATTTTTTGGATAATGCTCAGTAACGTCGTCCATAGTTACTTTTAGTGTTGACCCATTCTTTCCTTTGAGAAGATAATATGATTCAAATACTGCTGATACTTCGCCTCTTATCTCTTTATTGTTGTAAATGGCAACGACAAGATCTCCAACTTTAATGGGATTCATGTTCTCATTCAAAGGGAACTGATCTACCTTAATATTAGAGTGATATATGTTATATAATTTTTCCAAGTCTTCCATTTTACAAAAATAAAGGTCTATCTGCTTTTAGGTGCATAGATAGACCTAGTTTATTTATTTTTTCAACAGCTTTAGATTTGTCCGCCTTGTACTGGAGGAATCTGCGCTGCAGTCTTCTGTGCTCCTTGTGCTGGATGCGCTTGTGCACCTTGAGCTCCTTGTGCCCCAGGTTGAGCTGGCATTTGAGCTCCTGGTTGTGCTTGTGGTTGAGCACCAGGTTGTGCTGGCATTTGAGCCTGAACAGGTTGAGTTTCATCTAAACCTTCAGTGTCCATTCCAGGTTGACCTTGTGCTTGAGCACCGCCTTGTGCTTTTGAATATTGATCTCCCAATATTAAATTAACTGGAAGATTTTCGATTGTAACATAGGTGTTTATGATATAATCGGCGATTTCTTCAGCCAATTCAACGTCAGAATAAAACTGTCTAATATTCTTACCACTCTCGTCTTTTACTTTTTTAGCAAAAGCATTTACAAGTGACATAGGAACATCAATTCTCTTTCTTACTCTATATGTATCGTCAACAGCTTGTACATTTTCAGATAAAGGACTGACATTTCTTCTTCCTTGAAATTCACCAAATTCGTATAAATTCTTTGTCATAGTTTAATCTTATTTTTTATGTATATATTAATATTTTTTTCCACTTTTTTTACTATCAATAAGTTTTCTGTGTTCTGGGGATGCATTAGAATATATCCAGGCATCTAAATTTCTATTTGCTTTTATATCTTTTTGCATCATGTATTCTACAAAAGCTCTTTTATTTCTAAATTTTTTATCAATCATATTCTCAATATGTTGCATATAATTATTATTTTTCTTATATTCTTTCCATTTTGCCTTTTTTTCTTTTTCTTCTTTTGTGAATCCTTCGCTATCTTCTACATATCCTTTTGGATATTCTGTAAAATATTCATCATATAAATAACGAACTTCTTGCATTGGATTTCCATTATCATCTTTTATGTCGAATATAAAAACATTTTTATCATCAAGAAAATCTCTAATTATATCTGATGTTCTATAATCTTTATTGTCCCTGGATATTTTTCTTAATTCTATTAATTGATCTATATTAAATTTATTAAGGACTCTAAAATCTCCTTTTTTTAGTTTCCAATATGCAATTTCTAATTTTGGCCTTTCTGGTGCCTTTATTGAAATTTTTGGTAAATATTTCCTAATATTAAATTCTTCAAATAATTTTATCATAAAACTATATATAGTTTTTTAAATTTATTTTTTCCCCCATCGCCAACTCCATATATTGTAATGAACAGATACACCAAAACTCCATCCGAATCTAGCATTTGTTAAATTTGGATCTGTATTCATTCCAAACCCTATATAAGGTCCGAATCCGAAGTTTTTGTCTTTTTTAGGCATTTGAGGAGGTTCTTTATCGAGGACGAATACTCCATTTAAATCCGTAAGTTTGACCATAGGTGAAGGCGAAATAGCGAAAACTTCGTATTTATCTTTTAAATTTCTGAAACCATATGTTATTCCTATAGTAGTAGTATTTTTTGTAAATAAAGTAGAATCTGGTGTTAATACCCATTTTTTAGTAATATCATCAAGACTTGCCCTAAATCTACTTTGCCCAGTTATATTCTGCTCAAAACCAGGATCTTTATAATTTTTATCAAAATTTAACCCATAAAGATTTTGATCTTTATCCACAGTAACTAATTGATTGCTGGCAGCAACATCAGGTAATTCTATTTTTATTTTAGAATCTATAGCCGCAATAACGTCGCCTTTAACTTTCTTTAATTGATCTGCTAAATCTTTGTTATATTTTTCGAGGTCTTCGAGTTTATTTACCATGAAATTTTGTTTATCCCAAACATAAGCTTTTAATTTCTTGTCAAACATAACAGTTAAGCTATCTTCCATTGCTGCAACATTTTGTGCATTTTGTTTTTGAATAAACTCGTTTTGAGCAACTTGTTTTTGATAATTGCTACACATAGTAACTCCAAAAGTCATTGATATGAGGAATAATACACCTAATATTAGTCCATAGTATTTCTTAATGAATTCCCAGGTTGTCATAATAATAATTTTTATTTTATATATTAAACGATTAAGGTCAATCAAGCCTGATTCTGAGGAGGTATTAAGGATTGTTCGCCGTACTTCTTACTTATTACCCATTTTGTATTTATTACAGAAGTTTTATTTGTAATTAAATTAGTTTTATTACATCCACCGAAAGTACCATTTATCCATATTCCTCCCCACAGTGTTCCATAGAAATATCCATCGTGGAATGTACCACCAGAGAATCCACCATACCATGGGCCACCAGCACAATTTCCTACAGCATAAGAACTATAAAAATATCCACCATAAAAATCTCCATTGTACCAATTTATTATACTATTCAGGTTCGCTGAATCGTTGCCAAATATTCCGCCATTGAAAGTTCCACCGCTCCAGTATATTAGTGGTTGTTCTGCGTTTATTATAACTCCAATTTGACCACTATTGAATATACCATTTATCCAATTAACATTGTGGAAATATGAATTTGTAACAGAACCATTCACGAATGTGCCATATAACCAGCTGCTATTGGACATATTACCATATTGGAATGTGCCACCACTCCACAAACTACCATCAGTGAAATTTCCACTATTAAATATTCCATCTTTCCATAAACTATTACTGAATGTTCCGCCATTAAATGTCCCATTATTCCAATAATTATTAATATTAGAATAATTTATTGTGCCACCGCTTATACTTGAAGCGTTATTGTTTGAATTGAAAACTCCACCGTTAAATTTCCCATCATTCCAATATGAATTGAAAAAAGTGCCATTATTAAAAGTTCCATCATACCAATAACCAGTAGAAAAAGAACCGTTATTAAAATTCCCTTTATACCAATTTGTATTTAATATACTTCCACCATTACAATCTCCATTATACCAATTGCAGTTTTTCATACTACCACCATTGAAAGTTCCTTTATACCAAGTAGTATATTCTATATCGCCACCACTAAAAGTTCCACCACTCCATGTACTATTTCCTTTCATAGTTCCACCTTGAAATAATCCATTTCTCCAAGTAGAACCTGAAAATATGCCAGCGTTAAAAGTTCCATTTCTCCATTCTTTACCAACAAATTCTCCTCCATTCCATATTCCATCATACCATATGTCTTGTGTAAAAGTTCCTCCACTCCAAATTGCATAAAACCAATAAGAATCTGGGCTCACATATGTATTTTGAAAAATTCCACCATTTATTGTGGATCCTGATATTGAACAATTAGTAAATAAACCTCCATTTATAGTACAATCACTCAAAGAACAATTATCATAATGACCATTATCTAATTGACATAAATATAATCTATTGTTGTATATGTAATTATAACCATATCCGTTATTATTGCTTGTATAATATGAAGAAACTGGAGTAGGATCTGAATTTAATGTATCTGCCCCCTTATAAACATATGGTTTATAAAATGAAGTCGTGGCTCCAATATCCATAGAAGAATTTGTTGTGATATAAAGACTATCGTATTTATCTTTAAACATCATATAAAAAGATGTACCGCTTAGAACAACGGATTGAACAAGATTTATGTCTATTAATGTGTCCAATGCTGTATTAAATTGTCCAGTTTTTATTTCCGCCCCGTCTATCTCTCCGCCATTAATCTGAATATTTCGGATATAAATTTCACCAATGTAATGATTGTAGATTTTCTTATCTACAAATCTAGCATCATAATATCTATCTATTGTTATTTCATTATTATTATCATTGATTTCTAATACTTTATAACCTTGCATTTGACGTAGATAAATATAATCTGTGCATCCTGAGAACTCTAAATAATTGTCCATTATAATGCCATCAGTGTGACCTGTATCTTTTCCATTTTCATCATACATAATAAATACTTTATCTCCGACTTTTACGTTTGAATTTATTTCTGTATAAAGTTTAATATTTCCATTATTATTTGTTATAGTCGGCAATAATTTAACAGCATTTGGTGATGTAGTATAATTAGTGTTATTAAAAGAATTAATTTTTTCTTGTTGCGTTGTTACTGCAGTAACGACCGGTAATGTTACGATATCTGCTAATGGCATTATGTTTCTTTTCTTTTATTTTATATATTAAATTTTGAAAACTAAATAAGAAAAAATTCATATAAATTGAAAATAAGTATTTTTAATGGAATTAATGGAACTGAATGAGAGGAAAAAAGATCTCAAAGAGAGACTAGAAAATGATTTATATGTAAATAGATATGATACATTTAAACAATCTGTTTTTTTTATTAATAAGTCTCTAGATTTTTTTAATATAAATCATAAATATACATACGATGAATTTTGTATAGACTTCACAAATGAATGTCTTGACTTTATGGAAAAAAATCCAGATGTTGACATGCAAGATCCAAAACAGATTGTGATATTTATACCAACAATAGTCATGTCTATGATGATTAATGCTGAAAAGAAATACGGCTTAAAATCTTCAGATGAAGATTTAAAAAATAATTAAATATGAATGTTTAATTTCTTAAGAAAATTAAATAGAAAGAAAGATGAGATTCCAGTTCAAATAAAGGAAGTTCAACAGGAAGAAGATAAAACTATACAAGAAAATTGGTGGGGAGGAACATGGTCTCCTGGATCTTTTACATTAACTGGAACAACAACACCAATAGAGGGGAAATGGCATCCTGGTAATTTTTCAACAAGAGAAACAATAAATGAAGATGAAGGTAGAGCATTAGTATCTGATAATAACGGCAGTTCATCTTGGGTTAAACCCAGATATGGTTTATCAGGAATGTCAGGTTCATCTGGCGTGTCTGGAGTATCTGGAGTGTGTGGAACCACTGGATTTGGAATTAGTGGTTTTAGTGGGACTATGGGGTTTGGAGTTAGAGGAACTTCAGGTAAAAATAAACCTATAGATTATTATGAATACATTGCCGAGAATGTAGATAACGCTATAAGATATAGCGAATATATTGCTGATAACTTAGATCATAGCGGAGTGATTTTGACACATTTAAAATATCTTGATTATTTGGCTAATGAATTAGATTCTAAATCCAGTGAGATTAGAAATTATTTACAAAAGAAAAAAGAAGTAAAGAGAATTTATTCTGATGCTGATCCTTACGGAGAGGAGAATTGGGAAGCATGAAAATTAGAGAAATAATTCAAAATGATATAGTCGAAGACATAACACTTTATAGAGAAATAATAGATGATTGTGTAAATACTATAAAAAGCGTAAAACCGGATTATGAACCGAATTTTACTTTTGATGAATTCTATATCAGAGTTTTAAATAATTTTGATGGAGTAGATGAAGATATATCAGATAATGAAAAAGGAATTATTAAAAAACAAATAAAAGCTGTTCTGAAAGTAGCTTTAGAAGAATTAAAAAACGATGAAGAAAGCTACAATATTCTTAAAGAAATTATTAAAGAATATTTAGAATAAACAAGTTTCGGCCCTATAAAATTTATATATATATATATATATATATATGTATATAAGGTGTATTAAATTTTCAAACTTTATCGGAGATTTAATATAGAATAAATGTGGTTCTGCAGAACACTAACGGCTTTATCAGGCTTAATTGATGTAATGAGGGTTTAAAGGCTTTCATTTATAAAAAAAATTGTATGCATTATGGCAGAGTACAAAGACAATGAAGATTTTTTATTTGGTACAAATGATGAATCTCAAAACGAAGAATTGGCTTTCTTAAATAAAGAAACCAAAAACCAGGACGGAATTTATCGTCCAAATGTAAAAGACGCAGCCGATCCTAAAGGCGCAGGTTACAAAGCAACAATCAGATTTCTCAGAAATGTTTATCTCGATGGCACTGGAACAGGTCCAGCAGCTATAACAAAGCATGTTCATTTCGTTAAGAAAGAAGGTGTTTTGGAAGATTATCCTGAACTTTCAGGTTATTACGATTGTGAGAAGAATATTTCACAACAAACTCCATGTCCATTATGTCAGTCATTTTGGAAACTTTATAAATCCAACAATCAGGCTGATGTAATCAAATCAGGTTTAATTAAAAGAAGCACAAAATTCTATTCCTATATTATGGTTATAGAAGATGAGCAACATCCGGAACTTGTAGGTAAGATTTTAATCTATCCTTATGGTCCTGTTATCAAGCAGAAGATTAATTCTGAAATTAATGGAGAAGTTACTGATAAATGTAATATTTTTGATTTTGTAACTGGAAAAGATTTCAGACTTATTATTAAAGAAATCAAAATTCCAAATCCAAATGGACCAGGTACTGTCGAAATGCCAAACTACGACACTAGCACATTCTTACCAACTTCACCATTAAAGATATGGAACGATAAGACAAATAAATTTGTCACGCCTCCAACTGTAACTGATGATGATGGAAAAATTATGTTAGTAGACAAGAAATGGCAAGCCAAAATCAAGGAAGTCATTATGAGTCGTCCTGCTACAGTTAGCTTAGAAGCTCACATGCCAGACAAAAATGGTTGGGATGATGCTAGAAGAGCTAATGTCGATAAGATTGTTCAGGTTCTTAGCGGAAGCAACGCCGCATACGCTGAATCGTCAATAAGAAAATCTGGAACTAAAACTCCATCAGCTGAAGTATTTGAAGAGGAATCTTTCGATGATCTTTTCGATTCTATAGACGATGACAAATAAGATTGTCTTCTGAAATAAAAAAACCCACAAGAAATTGTGGGTTTTTTATTATTCATAATTTAAGGTTATATTTTTCCCGTCCCGTGTAATATAATATTGTCTATTTACATCATTAGTTTTTATGGTATCGTTTTTTAGCGATGCCTCGATTGGCGATACTATTGTTGCTGCCGCACTGGCCGATGTTGAAGCTCCAATTTTTTTCTGAGGATCATCTTCAGCTTTCAAAAGAGGAGATAATAAAGTGAAGTTGGCTAATATTCCAAGTCCAATCAAAACTTGTTTCAGATTGATGCCTTCATTTAAAAATTCTTGTCTGGTTGTTATATTTTTCATATGTTGCCTTTCATTTTATCTCAGATTTTTTAAAACTGTTAATCTAGCTTTTTCTTTAGCAACACTCAACAATTCATATACTGATCTTAATTGATCTGATGTTAGTTTTCCATGTTCGTCATAATTTACCCACTCTAATAAAGAATCTATATCTTTTTTTATTAAACCTTCCCATAAAGATCTATTGAAAAATAGATCTTTTGGTTCTGATATGGTTTCTGCTTGTGAAATCACACCTGGGTCAGATTGTTCATTTAAGTTAATTCTTTTAACATGTCTCATGTCATCATTTTATTTTCTTGTATATATAAAAATTCTAATCTAATTTTTCTAACAAATAATATAAAATTTTTTTAGTCTTTTCGAGAAAGGTTAACTCTCTATATTTAGATAAAGTATTATAATATAATTTTCCTATACTTATTTTATAAGCGTATCCTGTATTATCATCCCTTACAGTAAGAACAGATCTATAATCAATACATTTTCCAACTTGTCTTGAAGCCATTAAGATACTATATCTGTTTTCTGTATATAATTTAATAATATCTTTTTGATACTCTCTTAGTTTCATTTGTCCAACAGTACCATCTTCAAGTTTAATTTTACAATAATGTTCAGCAAAATAATATACAGATAATTTACATTTTATATATTCTTCAATTTCATCTGGAGTCATAGCAAATTTTATGCCTTTTCTACGTACTCCTTCGTTAGAATTAAACCACAATCTTTCGGTTCTTTTTAATGGTAAAGCTAATTTCTCTTTCTCTATTATTTCTTGAACCTTTAATGTTGATATAATGTTTGTTTCTTCTGTCTTTCTTGTATTTTCTTTCTTTGGCGGCATAAAAACTTTTGGAATTTTTTGTTAATATATATAAAAACCATTATGACCAAAAATTTCCATGACATTTAGATAAATTATTAAACCTTATATTCAGTTTTGCATATACATCAATGCGTGATGTATTTTCATGCTATAAAAAATAATAACAAAAAATTATGTCAAAAGACCCTAAGGATCAAGAATTTGAAAACATCGATGAAGAAGACATCAAAGAAGAATTACTAGAAACAGATCTAATGATGCAAGAAGAATTAAGTGACGAATACGAAAATGAAATAATAGAAACAGATCCAGACATGGATATTGATGAGGATCAAGAAGTTAGTAATACTATAAATTATGACGAATCGGAAAGTGAATTAGATACTTGGTTTAAGTATGGAACTAATAATCACAAATTGGATGGTAAGCATAGCTTAAAGAGAGATACAATTTTGAATGGAAGGTTAAATGATGATAGTGATATTATAGATGAAGAGCATGTTGGAATGCCATATATGGAATTCGAATCTTACGAAAGTGGTGATATTCCTATAGAAAAAGGTAGTATATTTGAAGAAGAGAGTAGAAGAGGGGATGAAGTTCAGAGTAAAAGAAGATTAGCTCAGGATGTTTATGAACTGTTAAAAGAAAATACAGATTTAGATTTTAGAGCTAATAGAAGAAAACCAAATAAGACAACTTTCAATAATTATTATAAGATGCTATTGGCCAACATTGACAAACAGTATACTAAATGTGATATATTTGTTGAGTTGGCATATTATTTTACAGATAATATATTTAATATGTATAAATTATTAGATAAAAAGTACGCAACTACAATTATTAAAGAGCTTCGTGAAAAGGGATTTTTAAACAATTTAAATTCAATAAAATTCCAATAAACTTCATGACATATACAATCTATAATATAACACAGTAAAAAAATTAATGACAAGATATGAAAGGCAATCAATTTACAGACGAATTAAGTCGTGAAATTTACGAACAAACTTATAAATACGGAAATGAAACTTTAGAAACTACACAAAAAAGAGTTGCGGAAGATATAGCTTCAGTAGAGACAAATAAAGAAGAATGGAAAAATAAATTCTTAGAAATACTTGAAGATTTTAAATTTGTTCCAGGTGGTAGAATTATTTCAAACGCAGGAACAAATATCAGAGGAACAACATATATAAACTGTTTTGTTGATGGTTTCGTTGGAAAACACCAAGATTCAGTTTCCGGAATCCTAGAAGCACTTAAAAGACAAGCTTTTATTTTAAAATCAGAAGGAGGTTACGGTTTTTGTTGTGATGTTATGAGACCTAGAGGAGGTTATATTGAAGGGATAGCCAACGATACTCCAGGTGCTGTTAAATGGTTAGATAATTGGAATACTCAATCAGATGTTATTACAGCTGGTAGTGGTAGAAAATCAGGTAACAAAAAGGCAAAACAAAAAATACGTAAAGGTGCTCAAATGGTAACTATGTCATGTTGGCATCCTGATATAGAAGAATTTATTACTGCCAAACAAACACCAGGAAAATTAGACAAATTTAACATGAGCGTTCTTATTACAGACGCTTTTATGGACGCTGTTCATAATAATAAAAAATGGGATCTGATATTTCCTGATTTTGATCATGCCAAAGAAACCTACAATGATACATGGGATGGAAATCTTGGTAAATGGATAATGGATGGTAATCCCATAAAAGTATATAAGACTTTTAAAGATGCCAACGAATTATGGGATCTTATCATGAAATCTACATACAACAGAAACGAACCAGGGGTTCTTTTTGTTGATACAATGAATAGATTAAATAATCTAGCTTATTGCGAATATATTAGTGCTACTAACCCTTCACTCAGAAAAGGAACTAAAGTTTTAACAAAAGATGGAATAATAGATATAGACGAATTAGAAAATAAAAAATTCCAGGTTAAAACATTAGAAGGTAACTGGGCTGATGCTGAATGCTTTTTATCAGGAAAAGATAAAAAACTTTACAAGGTAACTTTATCTAATAGGAAAGAGATTTTTGCTACAAAGGAACATAAGTGGCCTGTTGAATTGAAAGGTGGTGGTTGGGGTAAAGTTACTACTGATAAATTATCAAAAGGTAATATCTTACCATTTCCAAAAAATGAGAATATCGGGCTTGATGTAGATCAAAAAAGATTGACAAGAGATCATGGATTCATGCTAGGTTGGTTATATGGTGATGGATGGATTCACGATACAGATAGAACAGTATATGGATTTTTATTTTCCAAAGAAGAAAAATATTTATCAGATGGAATATTAAAATCAATAAATGGTTTAAAAACAGAAAAATCTAATTTAAGAGATTGTGGAGATGGAACTTTTGATTTCTGCACTCAATCTAATGAGATACAAGCTACTTTTAAGGGATTATTTGGAGTTAAATCTAAAAACGAATTACCATCAAGTATTTGGAAAAGTAATGACGAATTTATCAAAGGATTTATAGACGGAATATTTAGCGCAGATGGGTGTATATCTGATAAAACAAATAGGATTATTTTAACAAACAAAAATGAAAATTTTCTATTATCAATATCATCATTATTGTCATTTTATGGTATAAAATCTTATGTTTTAAAGGGCAAACCCAGAAAATCAAATTTTCCAAATGGTAAAGATTATGAAAAAAATTATGTAAGATATGATCTAATATTGGATTACAATAACGCTGATTGTTTTGCTAAAATATTTAATTTATCACATTTGGAAAAACAACGCAAGATAGATAACTTGATAAATAGAAATAAAATAAGAAAGTCAAATTTATCAGAGAAAATACTGATTTTATCAGTAGAAGAAACTGATATACACGAAGATGTTTGGGACATTCATGTATATGACGAAACACACACTTTCTATATAAGTGATTGCGTAACTGGAAATTGCGGCGAACAGATTCTTCCCATAGGTGGAGTTTGTTTACTTGGCAATCTTAATTTAACACAATTTATCAAAGAAGATTTATCTGGATGGGATTATGATAAATTAAAAGAAGTTATTCCTATAGCTATTAGATTTATGGATAATGTTAATGATTTAACTTATGTCCCATTACAAGACCAAAAAGATAATCTCATCAATAAAAGAAGAATAGGTTTAGGTATTCTTGGATATGGTAGCGCACTTCTTATAATGAAGAAAAGATATGGTGGTGAAGAGGCTTTGAAAATTACTGAAGATCTTATGAACTTTATAGCTAACACAGCATACCAATCTTCTGCTTTACTAGCTAAAGAAAAAGGTGCATTTTTACTTTATGACGGTGAAAAATATTTGAAAAGCGAATATATCAAAAATTTATCGGAAGAAACAAAGAACATGATTAGAGTTTACGGAATTAGGAACTCTCATCTGCTCAGTATTCAACCAACTGGTAATAGTTCAATTCTAGCGAATGTAGCTTCGGGTGGTCTTGAACCTGTATTCTTATTTGAGTATATAAGAACAGTTATCCAACCTTATGCTCCAGATGGTATGGATGTTCCAAAGAACGTAGATTGGGCTAATTTATCATTTTCTTCCAATAATGATTGGAAGTGGGTTAAAGAAGGCGATGAAAACATGTTGAAAATAGAATACAAAGGTGATGTATATAAATTCGATAGAGGACGTGGTATATTAAAAGAATCTGTGGTCAAAGACTATGGTGTTCGTTTTCTTGAACAAAGAGGAGAATGGGATCCAAACGCTGAATGGGCAGCAAATATTAACAATCTTAGAATAGAAGAACATATAGGTACAATGAAAGTTATTTCAAAGTATATAGATTCTTCCATGTCAAAGACTATTAATTTACCACAAGATTATAAATTTGAAGATTTCAAACATGTTTATACGGAATTATTTAAAAGTGGAACAATTAAAGGTGGAACAACCTATAGGGCTGGCACAATGGCTACTGTTATAAAAAAGAAAGAAGAGGAAACTCAAGTAGTATTGGAAAATAATGCACCGAAAAGACCAGTGAAATTAAATTGTGATGTCATTAGATTTACTAATAAGGGAGAAAAATGGATTGGTTTTGTCGGATTAGATTGGAGAGACGAAACTAAACCATATGAAATATTTACTGGATCTGCCGAATCTTTTGTTGTACCTGGATGGGTAGAAAAAGGAATTATTAAAAAAGAAAAGATAAAAAATAAAGAGGGTGTTATAGTTTCAAGATATGACTTCATCTACGCTGATAAAGAAGGTTATGAAGTTATAATGACTGGTTTAAATAGAGCTTTTCAACGAGAATATTGGAACATCGGTAAAATGACAAGTGCTTTATTAAGACATAGAATACATCTTCCGTCAGTTATTGGAATTATTGACTCATTAAATCTTGATGGTGATGTAATGGGAACTTGGAAGAAAGGTATAACTAGAATGTTAAAAAGATATGTAAAAGTAGAAGATGGGTCAGCTACTTGTGATAATTGTGGTTCAACGAATTTACTTTTCAAAGAAAATTGCATATCTTGTCTCGATTGCAACTGGCAAAAATGTGAATAACATTAGTCCATAAAAAAGCCCCAGTGAAAACTGGGGCTTTTTTTATTAGTTAATAACAATTATTTTATTAGTTATTGTTTTATCTTTATTGCTCATTATAACATAATATATTCCAGGAATATAATTTAATCCAATTGTCGTTTTCCCTGTTTTGATATTATCAACATAAACAACCTTAGATAAAGAATTTACAATTTTCAAATTAAAATTATCTTCACATTCAATATTCAATATATCCTTTGCTGGATTTGGATAAATTTTAATATTTTGTAAGTTGTGATTATCAATACCAAAAATCAAAGCAAATTTAGCTATCAAATGTAAACTCTGATTCATTACAGTTATTTTCGATGAATCTGAAAATACTACATTATTATCATCTACCCAATTTTTAAACATCCAACCATCATAAGGAAATGCTTCCAAAGTAACAGATACTCCATTTTGATATGTGTTACATCCACCTGTTACATAACCTCCTTCTGTTGGTGATGCTTCTGCTAGTATAGTATAACTTATACCAATTTGGTAAAAATGAGCCATGATGTTCGTATTTTCTGTTATTTCAAAAGTATAAACGCTATCTTTTGAAACTAATTTACAATCTTTTGTCCACCCATAGAATTCCCAACCAGGATTAGGTTTTACCTTTATTGTTACGATGGAACCAGGAATATAATATCCACTACCAATAATGGTTCCGCCACCAGAAGGTAAACCTCCCACCATAACATAAAAAGCTGAATCAAAATTGGCAACTAAATTTCTATTAGAATTAGCAATAAATTCGTATGTACTTGTATCTGAAACTAAAATTCCATTTTCAGTCCAACTAACAAATACAAAAGCACTATCTGGAATTGCTGATACTGTCACAGTATCTCCTATGAAATAAATCCCACTACCGATTGTTAATCCTCCTATTATTGGATATGATGATGTTGAGATTGTTACAGGTTGTGGTTTAGACTGAAAATAAGCAATAAAATGACTATTCCTAGTTACTATAAAAGTATAACTATTAGAATCAGAAACAATATTACCGTTCTCTGTCCAATGAATGAAATTGTAATTAGTATCAGCCACAGCAACAATCGTAGCGGTATCACCAATATTATATAATCCACCACCGTATGTAATTCCACCACCAATTGGACTAACTGATGTTTGAATTAATGCGACATTGTTATTAATTAATATAGTATTAAGAGGATTTCCGTTTGTTGTATCTGAATTATACAATTCATGTGTGTGAAATCCATTATATTCACATACCATTACTCTATAATTAGTATCTTGAACAAGATTAGTTACAGTGACACTATCTGAATTTCCATTATAAACACAATACCATCCAGAATTACCAATCTGACTTCCATTTCCAAAAACTGAATCAGCAGAATAAGTTGTCCTATTTACAGGAAGAGCAGACCCGGAGCTATCCTTCTTAACGAAGACAGCTCTATTATCACCATTTCCATTTGTCCATTTTATTTTAACACTATTTACTTGTTTATCAGAAAAAACTATATTAGATGCTTGAACTGTCGGAGTTGATATAATATATGGAGAGAATTCAGCCATCGGATTTCTTCCATTTGGCCAAGTAGTTCCAGATCCAGTAAAACTATACAATACTGTATTGGTTGTAGTTGAAGGATCCCATTTAAAAATAACTCCGGCGTTGTTAGACCCACCGTGAGTAGTAGTAGATAGAAAAATTCCACCATTTAATACGAAAGAATATGCACTAATTGGTTCACTACCGTTTGTTACATTAAAATCAATTTTCTTAGTAAAAACATTTCCATTAAGATTGAATTCAAAAATAGTACCATGATTAAATGAACCACCGGCGTATGTCATTCCGTATAATTTACCATCTTTTAGAAATAAAGAGCCGTCTGAATTAGCACCATCAATATTACTAAAATCGTGCATTTTATTAAAAATATTAGTATTTGGATTCCATTCGAAAATAACACCGATATTATTATTACCTCCAGCACTTGTCATTCCATAAAAAACATCATTATTCATCACAAGTTGTCCACCTGGCTGATTTCCTGTAGCAGATGATAAATCTACCTTTTTAAGATATGTATTTGTATTAGGATTCCACTCAAAAATAACACCAACATTATTTGAACCACCATACATAGTAAGTCCATAAAATTTATCATTATATAATACTAATGTTCCTTGAGAATTTGCCCCATCAATTCCATTAAAATCTATTTTCTTATCGAAGTTATTAGTGACTGGGTCCCATTCGAAAATTACCCCTTTATCATATGCACCACCAGCATATGTCATGGAATAAAACTTATTATTATATAATACAAGAGAACCGTAAGGAGTACTACCCATAGTACTTCCATCTAAATCAATTTTTTTTACATATTGATTGTTTTTTGGGTCCCATTCGAAAATTACACCTTTATTGTAATTTCCACCCATCTGGGTCATTCCATAGAATTTACCATTAAATAGTGTAAGAGCACCATATATTCTTTTTCCTGGAGTATTAGGACCGCCCAAATCTATTTTCTTCGTGTATGTGTTAGAAGTTGGATCCCATTCAAAAATGACACCTGTGTTATAATTTCCGCCTTGCATGGCTGAAGAATAAAATAAAGTGTCGGATTCTTGAATTCCAGTGTATCCAGCAATGTTAGCAAAAGTAGAATTGCTGAGAGCACTTTCCCATTTATAATCTAATGAGAAAGCATTAATAGACAAAAAGCAACATAAAGTTGCAAACATCAGATAAATCAGTTTTTTCATATAAGATTTTTTTAAATGTTATTTAATAAGCAAATATATAAAAAATTTTTATAAATAAAAAAAATTAATATATAGATTTATGTTAATTAAAGAATATAATAAAAAGGATATAAATCGTTTTTATAACTTGTCCAGAAAAATGTATGATAACACTGGCAGAAAAAAAGGATATGAATTTTCGGAAGACGAGTCTAGATCTGGTAAAGTAGGATGGACAGATAGAAGTGGGCAAATTAAGAGATATCAAGATCTTCTTGATATAGGAGTTCAAAATAATGATTCAATTTTAGATTTTGGGTGTGGTTTAGGTGATTTATATGGATATACTAAAAAAATAAATCTTAACGTAGATTATATTGGAGTTGATATTAATGAGGATCATATTGCGGACGCAAAAGATACGTATGAATCAAAACTTAGACATGTTGTTCCATTTCAAGAAAATAATTGTATTTTTCAAGTAATTGATACAATCGATGATGTTCGCAGAGATTTTGATTGGTTCTTAGCTAGTGGGAGTTTTACAATAGGGTTTAATATGGAAGAAATAATGGAAGTTCTTGACAAAGCTTATTACAAATCACATAAAGGAATGGCTTTTAATTTGTTAATAAAAAAGGAAATTGAAAACTTCTGGGTGACTAGATATTATGGAGCTACTTTATACAGCCCTGATTGGGTTCTTGAAAAATTAAGAAGTAAATATTCTAAAGTTTATAGTAAAGACTGTAATTTGCCTTCGAAAACTAAAACTTTTGGAATAATAGACGATTATACATTTTATATAAAAAAATAAGGAGTCATTTCTGACTCCTTAAACTTTACACTTTCAATCCAAGTTTTTTCAACGTATCTGCATTTAGAATCCTTTCACCAGGTTTAAGACTTTTCTTAATGTCAGTAATCGCTTTTTGGATAATGGTTTTTCCATTTGGATTCTTTAACAAATTATCCAAAGTCTTAACTCCCTTCCAATAAGAAAGATGATATGAGTAATCATTACCAATCATAATTCCTTTTAGAGCATCTTTATCCCTTTTTTTGTTTTCTTTATCCCTTAAAGACGCATTAATGAGTTCATCAACATACTCATCGAGATTTTGATTATAGGTCTTCTTAACAAAAGCCTCCACTTTCTTCAAAGTTTCTCGATTTACATTATAACTATCTTGATCAGTCCCAGTTGCGTGGATAAATAAACCTCCACCCAAACCATCGTCTTGAGCAATAGCAAATGTTTTATTATTTAAGCACACGTCGCAATCTACTGCTGGACCTTCATGTCCACGCAAAGTTTTCAATTTCTTGATTGTAATTTTCATTTTTAGAATAATTTAAGAATAAATAATATAGATTCACCAATACAAACAATAAAATAAAGAATTCCTAGAATCGGAATCATCCATTTAATTATAAACCCCCAAAATTTATCTTCTCTCCATTCCTTACCAGCCATCAGCCAACAAAGAAAACAAAGCACAACTATCGGTATAGGGCATTTTTTTTGATTTAGAATTACAAAGATATAAAAAATATTTAAAATAGAAAAAACAAATTATAATTTTTTAATATATATATTTAGACTGAATAAAAATTAAAAAAAAGTGAAAATGAAAAAGATAAAAAATATTATTAAGAAAATGTTTGTTAGTAATACTACCAGATGTGAAAAATGTGGTTGGGAAACTACTAAGATTGATACTACAGATAAATTAAAAAAATACTGTAGTAATTGTTAAAAAAAAAAGAAAAATTATATGAGAAAAATTATATTAACTTCAATGTTAATTATGTGTTCATTTTTATTATTCGCTGGTGGAGACATCACAGAATCATCTTATAATAAAAGTGAGATAAACATTGAACTATTAAAACCATCGGTTCCATTGGAAGCCACTTTTGAAGATGATCAAGACTCCCGGTTGAATATTGATTTGATAAAACCAATTACTCCTAGGGAGGCTAATTTTGAAGATGATACTATATCACAAACAAAAAAGGGGATTTAAATCCCCTTTTTTTATTTACTTTCCTCCATTATGTCATTTTCTATACATAAAAAATGTGGGTGGAAATCGAAAAGTATGGTTTCTTCTTTATGATCTCCATCTCTCAATTTGAGAATTTTCAATCTGTATTTATTATGTTTCTTCATTTCAGTATTACGAATAATACCCCAAACACTATCAGCTGTTTCAGCAACCGCTTTAGATTCGGGTATATCTTGTAATTTTAGGTCGTTTGCTCCCCATACTGCTCTATCTACTTGTGTAGCTGTAATGAGTGCCAAATTGAATTTGTCAGCAATATATCTTAGTCCTTCAGCTAAATGCTTACCTTTCATGTATAAATTAGTACCAATATCTTTATGTAATTTATCTACCGACATAAGATTGATATAGTCTAAGCAAACAACATCAATATCAATACCTTTAGCTTCTTCTAATTTTGTTAGATAATTGTCTATATCTGTGACTGTACAAGCACCTGTATTAAATTTCTTAACAAATATCTTTCCAGGATTATCTGTATTAAATAAACCATTTCCTTGATTTTTAAGTAGGTTTATTCTATTTTTAATAAAAGTAGAGTCTTTACTAATTTCATCATATTGATCTACATCTATTTTAAGACGCATGGCACCGAGACGTTTCATAACTTTTCTTTGTGACATTTCAACTGTGATAACAGCGACGTTTCTTCCTTGATTTGCTGCGTTACAAGCATAATTATATAACCACATTGATTTTCCAACGTTGGTTTCTCCCATAAGAACATTGAATGTTCCTTTGTCCCAACCACCGTGTAGAATTAAATCTTGATTACCATAACCTGTTGATATTTTATTCTTCGCTGTATCTTGTTTATGCATTTCAGGATCGTCAAAATCTGCTCCTAAATCGGCATCGTCATCTTCTATTAATTGAAGATTATTCATCATAGCTTTTAATTGAGATCCTACATCAGAAACATTTTCTAAATCTATTTCTTTAAGATTTCTAATTAATTCTATTGCACCGTAAACATTATTTCTAAGTAGATTTGATCCACGCCATGCCTTAAACTTATTCTCTAACCAGTCACTATCATGGACTGTGTTGTCGTTCTTAAGAATGGCTTTAATTACATTATTTGATATTTTCTCCTCTGGATCGTGGAGTTTTATCATTTGTACTATTTGTTGAGGCGAAGCAACTTTCTTTGTTTTAGATAGATCGTATTCGTCTCTAACTATTTTGTATATAAATTGAATATCTTCGTTTTTGAAAAAACTTGGTTCAACTTTGTAAAATTGTGTAGGGTGATCTAATATCCAAGTGAAGAATAATTTCTCCATTTGAACATTCATCACTTCTTTATCGTTCATACATATTTTATTATTTTTTGATATAAGCTACCATAATATCATCTTTGATATGACCGTCCTCGTATGTAATTGTATAATTGGGATTTATAGTCATCAAAAATTCTAAAATGTCATCTCTATCGAAATCGAAGTGTGGTTTTACCCAAACTCTTAAATCATCTATAATTATTGTGTGTGTTTTTATAGGATGATTTTTAATTATTTCTAATTCGCGCATTAAAGGGCACTCATGCCTACCAAAAGCAGTATTTGCACCAGAATAATGTCCATCTAACCAAAAAGTAATCGGTTCGTTAATATTTGAAATTATCCCTTCCAATAAGTCCTCAGAATCTCCTTCATATAGATGAATGTTTGGATTGTTTTTAAATAAATTCACACAATGTTGATAATAATGTGGGGCTAATTCTATAGAATAAATATTTTCAAATTTAGCATCCATAGCCTTTTTAATTCCCAGTCCGACGTGAGAACCAGTTTCTAAAAAGAATTTCGTGTTTTTATATTTTTCAAATAAATTGTTTACTATTGGCATTTTAATTTTATTATTTTTTAGGCACTATAATGCCATCTAAACATTATAGTTGATTATTAATAAGAAGATTTAAATTAATTAACCGAATAATTTTTCATTAGCTTCATCACCATCGATTTCAAAATCAATATCTTGTTCAAATTCTGCATATTGTTCGTCTAAAGCTTCCATTTCGGCTTGATATTCTTCATATGATGCGTATCTGAAATATTCATAGATGATTGGATCTAGTGCTTCCAGTACTTCGCGTGTAAATACTTTACTGTTATAGAGTTGACTATCGAATAATGTTTTGTCGAGATGTTTTACGTACCATTTTGAACCATTTTCGTAAGTTATTTCTCCAGTTTTCTTGTCAACTACAGGTTTTACTTTTGCGATTCCTACTTTTTCGAAATTTTCAGGAGTACAGAAATAATCTAATCCCTTAAAAGCGTTACATCCTTTAGAATGATCTATTTCAAATTTAACTTTTTTAGGTTTAGCCAATCTATTTTTTCTAGCCATTGCTGTTATTGTTGATCCTATAGAACCAGTAGATAATTCGTCTTTATTTTTATCTTCGAGTTTTGCCTTAGATAATAGAATGATAATAGATGCTAAGTAGTTGAGTCCTTCACCACCAGTTTGTACTGTTTGTGGGAATAAATCTTGTGTGAGATATGTGTGGTTTGTTGCAATTAAAGGAATATTGAGATAACCAAGATCATCTATAATAATTCTGAGCATTGATTTTGTAGCTTTTGCTCTACTCATATCTTGTTTATCATTGCCCTTAATAGCATCTTCAATTTCTTTCTTAGAGGCAAGAGCACCAAGACTATCTATTACAAATAGGGTCTTAGATACATCTTCTCCCTTTTCTTTCATTTTCTTTAATTCGTCTAATAATTGTGCAAGGAATACTTTAAGGTTTTCTACTTTATTACTTCTAATTAACATGAATTTCTTTTCATCTGAAGTATCGATTCCAAACATATCGAAGTCGTTATTTTCAATAGCAAATTCAGTATCAATATATATCACATTATATCCTTCTTTTTGAGCGTTTCTAACTATATTTAAGCAAATATAGGATTTACCTGTCTGATAAGGTCCTGCGAAAATTGTAAATCTATTTGATGGAACTCCCCCTTTAAGAATACTTTTTGATAGAAGAGCGTTGAGAATATAAATTCCAGTGCTTATATATTTTCTTTCTGATTTAAGGTTGTCTATTGTAATCATAGACTTCTTTGAAAGATTTTCTATTACTGATGATATTTTACCTAAATTAAATCCATTTTCTTTTGGTTTTGCTGTGGTTTTGGCCATATTAATAATTCTTATTTTTTAATGTCCCTAAAATGGTCATATTGGATTTTTATGTCATTAAAGACAAAAAGTTTAATTTATCATATAAATTCTCATTATATTTAATTCTTATTAACTTAATGTCGTTATCTATACAAAATTTATTTTTTATTTTGTCTAACATAATAGTATATTCTAGTCTTTCTTCTCCTCCAAAATAAGTGACTGGTTCAAAATGTTGAGGACCATCATATTCTATACAAATATTTAGTTCTGATAGGTAAAAATCGAAAGGCAAGGGATTTTTATATCTACACCCATCAAAACTTTTATATTGCTGAAATTTTATATTGTTTTCCTCTAGAAAATGTCTTATTTTTCTTTCACCTTTTGTTTCTAAACAAACAGGACATCCTTGACCATTTAAATGATTATTGAGTTTTTGAAAAAATTCACCGTGTTCAGGACATATAATTCTAATTTTTTGTTTTACATTGATATATTCTGTAAATAAGGAATAATCATATTTATTCTTATGTATTTCTGATGCTTTAGCTTTAGCCATCTCGAGATTGGATTTGTTTCTAGCACAATATGGACAACCTCTTTTTAGAAAGATATGATTATGAGGCAACTGCTCAAATTTTCCATGTTTTGGACAAATTATTATAACTTTAACATGATTATTTTTATAATTAACTAAACTATAATCATATTTGTCACCGTGTACTTCTTTCGCTTTTTGAATAAACATTTCATTATCCCATCTTTTATTTGCACAGAATGGACATTTTTGTCCATCTAAATGATTACCAGATCTTTGTTCAAACTCACCGTGTTCAGGACAAAATATTTTCATTTTCTTAGCGATTCCTTGAAAATCAGACATAGAATAATCATAAAAATTATTATGAACTATATTACATCTATCAAAAAAATCTTTCGATGAAATTTTCACAGAGTTACATATAGGACATCCAGCTCCCGATAGATGATTATTTGGAAGTTGTTCAAAAATGCCGTGTTTTGGACAAATTATTTTTATATTTTTTAGCATTCCTCTATAATCCACAAGATCATAATTATATTTATCTCCGTGAACTTTTCTAAATCTATTAATCAAATCTATTTTTTTAATCATATATTCGGACTCTTTAGTAAATATATATATTAAAAAATAAAAACCAGGACCATGGCGAATAGTTTCTATCTAACCCTATGTAAATCTAGGAAAAAATTTGACAAATATTGTAAAGTTAACAGATTGAAGAACAAGGTTATAGTTGATATAAAATTAGCACTCGAGGAAAATGAAATTTATGATGATAAATATGATGATTATTTCAATCTAATGATTTATACAAGAATAATACAATCTCTTAACAAAGGAAAAGATATTTATTATATACCAAATTTCACTAACGAAAAATTAGATATTAAAGAAGTTCTGAAAATTAAGAAAATTCTAAAGGAAGGAACTTTGTTTAATATACTAATGTTTTTTGATGAATTTAAAGAAGATACAAGAATACAAAACGATGTTTTAACTAATCTTGGACTGTTTGATAATTCTCAATTATTAAAAGATTATTAAAATTTATTTTTCGTTCAATTTTTCTTCTAGCACTAATGAAATAACTTTATGAAGTTTATTTCGATAATACAATCCTTTATCATTTACAAATTTTTGTAATTTTTTTAGATTTTCATTATTGTATTGCATGCCATATCTTTTAAGAACTTCAGTCATGCTTTTTTTATTTTTATCTATATCCCCATTATTTATTTCTTCAAATATATTAAACTCTATCATTTTTTTATAAGCCACCCAGATTACTGTTCTTCTATCTTCCATTTCTTTTGTCATATTTAATAAATCTTGATATGTTGGATTTGGATTATCTTTAATTCCTTCCTTTAATCTACTATAAAAATCATGTAATCTGGATTTTATTTCAGTTGGATAACACATGTATAAAAATCTTGTTATATTGTCTGTTGTTTTTGAAGAAAAATTAGGATCTGTTTTCATATCAGATATTTTATGCCAATCAAAGAAGTAATCTTTTGTGCCTTTTTCTTTTTTTATAATCCAATCAATACCATGATTTATTTCGTGGTGAGTTACTCCTTTGACATTATATTCAGAAGGTCTTACGTTAAAAAATAATTTATATCCAGTTGGAGTACTCATACTAGTAGATGGATTAAAATGAGAAACAATATTATCATCGACACTGATTGTTATTTGATCAATATTGTATTGAGTTTTCGGTATTTCGGCTTTTTCTATAACAATTTTTCCTTTCTTATTTGGAAGAGATTGTATTTTGTCATAAACAAGATCTGATATTGCAACAACATCTTTGTTTATGCCCATTTTTTCTAAAATGAAATTATTATATTTTTTAATCATATTTATCAAAATTTTCTATTGGATATACTCCTTCTCCACATGGAGTATCTGTGAAAAATACTCCTTCTTTTTCGTATCTTTGTTGACATATTATTGTTCCGCCATCTATTATTTTAATTTCTCCTCTCCTTATCCTAATAAATTTATCTGGTATAGATTCTCCATCTATATGAAAGTTAATACAATCTTTTATGCAGATAACTTTATCTCCTTTTTTAACAACCACATCTGGGTCCGCTAAATTTTTGGAATCGTCTTCTTCCTCCTCTTCCTCATAATCTAATTGTTCGAATAACTTAAATTTTGTAATCATAAACTTATATATTATTTTTTCATTTTGTAATGCAGCTTTTTTAATATATAAAAGAAAAAGACTTTTTAATGTATTCCGAAATAGGATTTATTTTTAGTCCAGCACTGAAATCTTTTGGTAATAATAATAATACTGGAAACATATATGGTAGAACTGTAAAGATTCGTCCCGCTCCATCCAATAACCAAAGCTCACAAGGACAACAAACACAAAATAATCAGGGTCAAGGTAGTCAAAATTCATCTCAACCAGACGCCGCTCTACAAGATACTGTTTTGGTTTATAAAGACCCAAATAGCACAAATATAGTGAATTATCTTAAAGAAAATGTTTATAAATATGATAATTCCAATGAAGATCCATATATTTCTTTAATTGATTATTTCAGTACAAGAAAAACAAAAGCTTTAGCTCTTAGAGCTGCTGACTTTGCTTATCTTAAAGATCTTGGAGTTTATCCTATAAATAGATTGTGGATATTAAGAAGATTTCCAGATAATTGCGTTGTTCCAAATAATCTTTTAATTTGGGGTAACGCAGTAGAACCAATATCTACAGTCGTTGGATGGATAAAAGATAAAGAAGATCAAGAATTTTTATCAGTATCTTTTCATGAAGTATGGGTATCTCAAAATAACTGGATAGATAAAGTCATAGGTGAAATTCTTAATAAAGAATTTGGACTCGCTGGAGATAAAATAATGAGTGTTCCTGGTTGGGGACAAGGTATCTTATTTGGAATGTTAAAAGCCATGGGATTTACAAGTGATTTTAACGCATTCAATGTAGCAACAGGAGATCCTAATTTACTTAGAACAGGCACAATGAGAGATATTAATAATCAGGGGTTAGTATCAAAAATGGAAGTAAGATTGGAAACATGTTACGAACAAAAATATATCAATGGAGTAGATCCAGGAATGGCTATGATGGATATAATCACAAACTTATTGAAAATGGGCACATCAGATCAAAAATTTGTTTTGGATGCTAGTAGTAAAGTTATAGTTGATTTCTTAAATCAGATAAATAATAAACCAGACCTTGGTGCTTGGGCTACTTTTTTAGTCAATCTAGTAGGAAGTTTCCTAGAAGGAGTTAAGAATTTTATTAGTGATATGACTCAAAACGGAGGCGGCGCTGGACAACAAATAGAAGGCACGTCCGAAACAACAGAAAAACCAGCACCGGGAACTATACCAAATCCAGAAGCTAAATATACTCAATCTACATCAATACTAGGAAATCTAGCTAAAAATTTAGGTAACACTTTATTAGCAGGAACTGTCTATAAATATAGATGGCCATTAAAAGGAACTATTGGTCTTATGACTGGTATTTCTACAACCCCGTGGCATCTAACCGTCGGTAATCCATATTCTCCAATTATAAACATTGGTAATATTATAGTAAATGATGTTTCCGTTAAATTAAGTAACGATCTTGGTTTCAATGACATGCCAGCTAGAATTGATGTTAATGTTCAAATAGATTTTGGAAGACCTCTTGGTAAACAAGAAATAGAGAAAATGTTCAATAATGGTTATAAAAGAATATATGCTAAAGATAAATCAAATACAAATACATCTTCAGTAGTAGCATCAAGTAACACGGCAGCTTCTGGTAATCCGGCTACAGTAAATGTTGCGGCAAATCAAACACAACCCATTGAGACTAGAAATATTATTCAAAAACAAACAGGCGGAGGTTAAATATGAGTTATTTATATACAAATGAAACAGTAGAAAGAGATTTAACTATGGGCAATTTATATGATATAGTTGATCCCGTTATTATGTGGGACGATACTATAAAATATTATCCATATGTTGTTCAAAGAGAAGAAGCTATGAGAATGGATCTTGTTTGTTATAGTATATATGGCAACTTTAACTATATAGATGAACTTTTAACATTGAATCATATTCTAAATCCCTGGTCTATAAAAGAAGGAGATATAATATATTTCGCTGAAGAAGATGATATAAATTCTCTACAAATGCAGGCTAAAACAGATCAAAATAGAATTGTTAGATCTTTAGTTAATCCAAGTAAGGATACGAAAAAAGATCCTAATAGGGATGAAGGAACTGGTTTAACTCCAACAATTAAACCTACTAATTTGAAAGAAGTCGATATTGATTTTAATAGTAAGAAAATAAAAATAATGGATAGACTTAAATAATGATTGAAGTTATAAATAGATCAAATAAAAAACTTGTTACTTTAGAGTTTAGTTATAAAGAAGGAGTTAAAGATAAAGACGCCACTTCTTACGCTGACGATATAGGAAGACTTCCTTATGTTGTTATAAATGGGGTTACTATTGAAAGTAAAGATATTAGATATTTGAAAATATCTAACGATACTTTTTTACCAGGAATAGAAATAGTATTTTTTGATCCTACAGATTATATTTGGGATTCTAATTTTCCTTTAGATCAACAGATAGTTAGTATTTTAATTAGATCTAATTCGGATTTATTAATGCCTATAAGAATGGATTTCTGGATTTATGAATTTAACTCTGTTAAGAATGATGGTCAAGAATCAGAAAAGAAAACATATAGTGTATTAGGAAGATTGAATGTGCCTTATATCATAAAAAATTCTAGTTTTAAGGGAACAAGTTATGATGTATTAAAACAAATTTCCGAACAAACAGAATTGGGATTCGCTTCAAACATAGATAGCACAAACGATAATATGACGTGGATTAATTGTGGAATTGATTATGTTAGAGAACAAATACCTGAAATTGTAAAACGTTCATATATAAGTGATAACACTTTCACTTGGGCGTATGTAGATTTCTGGTATAACTTAAATTATGTTGATATTGAAAAACAAATAGGAGAAAGTACAAAAGATTCTAAAACAGTCGATCCAAACTCTTCACTAACTGGAACAGATGATACTTTACCTTTAATTTTATCAAATCATCCTAATTATAAATCGACTAATCTTTATATAGATAAGTTTAATTTAGTAAATAGTTCAACTCAAACAAATTTCGAATTAGGTTATAACCCACACATATATTACTATACCATGAAGGAAAAGAAGATAAATAATTTATTGTTAGATACTATATCTTCTAAGGGAGATAATAGTGATAAGATAGTATTAAAAGGGCAGCCCCAGGATAATAATTATGGAATAAATCAATCGAAAAATTATTTCTTAGGTAAAATTGATGTCGATAATTCACATGAAAATTATTTATATGCTGAACAAATGAATTTGCATAATATTAAGTTTATACAAAATGTTAGTATGACTGTTATATTGAAAAATATTAATTTTCATTTATATAGATTTCAGCCAGTTAAAATAAATATTTATAAATTAAAACAATTGGGCAATGACACAAATCCTGTAACAAGCGCAGATATTCAAAGTTCGAAGGATGTTGATAAATATAAATTGAACGAGAGATTAAGCGGAGATTGGTTAATTGTTGGTATAAATTATACATATAGAAAAAGAGAGAATAGTGCAGGTAAAATGGTACAAGAAGTAAACTTAGTTAGAAGAGAATTAAGTGCAGCTAAGATAGCAAAAAATGATTAAAATTAATGGCAGAGCAAGACACAAGACAAGCTACAAAACCAGGTTACTACGACGTTCAAAGCGTTGTAGATATAGACTCTGAAAATTTTAAATATGGTCTAGGATATTATAATGGAAAATATCAAGATCCTTGGTTCTTTTTTCAAGACCCTTTACTTCCAACTTACGATATTGTTTTAGACACAGAAAGATCTCCTTTATTACTTACTCACACAGGTGATACCTATAGGAATGGTTTATGTAACTTTTTAAATGATTATAATGATATTTATTCTATAAGAGCACGTGGGAAAATATATGACGAGTTTATTAAAACATTATATACTTTATTTAACACAGAATTTAATCAAAAAGAAAGAAATAAATCATATTATATTAATAGTATAACTGGTTTAGATAAACTTACTGCTAGAATTGTAGATTTTGAAAAAGAAAAAATTACTATAACTCTCAACGAAGATGTGTCTATGGTAGCTTTGTACCTTTCACAACTATATAACAATTTATCATATTCATATAGAGATCAACACCAGATGATTCCAGCTAATTTATTAAGATTTAATATGTATGTTAAAGTTCGTGATGTCAGAAATATGCCTTTATATTTACCAGACGGAACTGGCACAACTTTATCATTTGAACACTCTTATGTAATATATTTTTTAAGAGATTGTACGTTTGATTTCAAAAAGGCTAAAAACTTTGAAGATAATTTAACTGCTGGAGGATTTGACGCTGGGGCACCAACGAAACCTTCAACTATATCTTTTGATGTTACATATAAATCTATTGAAATAGAATCAGAATTTCCACTCATCATGGATAATTTTGAAAATGGTAGTAGTGCTTTGAAATTGAATAATAAAGATAAAGATGTTCTCGGTTATATAAATGGACAATATACAGACGCAGATAATTCATATGGTCTAAATTCAGTATTTATTAATAATTATAAATCTCCAGACAGTATTCTAGATAAGTTTTATAAAGATTATAACAGAGGAAAAGACAATCCAACTGAAAGAGTATGGGATAGCGACGTTGTGGTTAATAAAGGACAAGATCCAAAATGGGTATCAGCATCAAGTTCAGATACAGTTCCTGAAGTAATAAATAATAATAGAACAGACACTTTAGACAATAAATCCGTAGTAGATAAAGATAAGACTATGACTAAAGAAGAGCTTGATAATTATAAATCTGATACATTATCACAAAAATCAGTAGTCGATCCAGATAAAATTATGACTGAAGAGCAATTGGATAACTTCAGAAGTGATGAACTTAACGATTGGCATCTATACGATCCATCTGTCTTTGAGGGTCAATGGAATATGGGATTTGGATATTCCGAACCTGAACTTGAGGCTCTTAGAAACAGTTTCATGAATGAAATAAATTTAGGAGGTTTCTTATGGAATCTTCCAGAATATATAATAAATTTCTTCCTTGGCGGATTACACGGTATAAATCCATTACTTCCAATTTATATAGATACTTATGCTCCAGATATAAGAGGATTGAATTATATTCATACATATGAAAATAAACCATTTATTAATCAATCTCCAGATATTATAATTACTGGACATACTGATCAAGGAATTGGTTTAAATGGAGAAACTATAGACACAAATGCAAATCCACACGGAACAATATCTGGACATATAGACACTACTATTCATCCAAAACAACCGTTGACAGGACACATTGATACAACGATTAAACCTAAACCACCTTTCAATGAATTTATACCATTTGCTTTACGTCCAAGAATACCTTTATCTGGACGTATAGATACTTCATTCAAGATACAATCTCCTTTATTTGGCTATATAGATACAACTGTTAGACCACACGGTCAAGTTCTTGGTATAATTGATATGACTATTAAACCAAGACCTCCTTTGAATGAAAGAATTGATACAACTCCAAGACCTCACGATGCAACTCTTGGATATTTGTATCAAAATTCTCCTTTTGTGAGAAATGCAAATCTTGGAGTCTTGTATGTTGGAGTGACACATGATAATATTCCACTTATAACATATTTATATGGTAAAACTACCAAGTTCAACGATTTATCAAATTATAGAGCATATAACAATGTAGCCAATGAAAGTAAACCATTGAATAATATTAAAATAGATCAGACTGTTAGAGATATTGCACCTTTTGTAGAAACCAGAGATTATAATAATAACATTGATGTAGAGAAGACGTTAAATGATCTTATTCTTTATAATAATAATGTTAATAAAATTAATAATTTGAACTTATTAACTGTCGTGAAAGAAATACCTCAAGAAAAAGTATTTAATCCAACCAGATTATATACTAATGCTGAGTTTAATAGAGTGTTAGAAACTGTTTATTTATATCCTAAAGTTTCATCAACAAAAACTTTAAAGGAAGAAACGCTCTATGAAAAAGTATTTACTAATAAGACTCTAAATAAAGAATATATATTGGCAACATCAAGATTTATTCCAGAAGTTGAACTTGGTAAAATAGATCTTACTATAGAAAAAACATCTCCAGTTAAATTGGGTTCTGTATATCCAGAAGTAGAAAGTGTAACTAAAAAGTTATTGGTTCCTGAAAAATTATTTCAACCAAAAGAAAGAAAATTCAATGATTTAGGTAATGTTTACACAAATCCAAAAAATGATACGAATTTAATCAATCCATTGAAGCCAATAATTGTAGATGTAACTCTTAAAGAAGAAGATGAATATCCTGTTAGACTAAATAAATCTGATAAGATTGAACAAAAAATTCCAATTGAAAAGGAAATAGATTTAGGTAGTATTGATCAATCAAGCCTGAACGAAAAAAGATCAGGGTTGAAAGATAGTGATAATATAAGACCTAATGAAATAAAAGAAAAACAAGGATTAAATAACGAAAGGCTTAGATAATGAAAGATTTAGACAGACTATGGGTAGGATTAGTAGAAGATAATAAAGATCCAGATAGACTTGGTAGATGTAAAGTTAGAGTTCAAAGTATATATGATGATATACCTGTGGAAGATATTCCCTGGGCATCGCCAATAAAAAGTTTGAGTTCTAGATCTTTTGAGGTTCCTGCTGTTGGGAAGATAGTATCTGCATTTTTCCCAAATGATAATTTATATGAGCCATATTATTTTTATGCTGATCACTATAATGTAAATCTTAGTAAGAAACTTCTAGATTTAAGTGATGATGAATATGGTAATTTTATAGCGATGGCATTTGATCATAAAACGAAAGTATATTCTGATGACAGTGCTCTCACTATGGATTATATGTATAATAAAATAACTATTACCAATGACGATATAAATCTAGAAATGAAAGATAGTCAAAGGAAAGTTAATATTGGATGTAAGACTGCAGATCAACAAGCAGTTCTCGGTAATCACTGGTTTGATTGGATGGATAAATTTGTAGAAACATTATTAAAACCAGAATCTTTAATAGGAAATAATGGTTCTCCAGTGCTTAAATCTGAATTGGATCAATTGTTGATTAAATATCAATTAATAAGAGAAACGTTCCTTTCAGATTATGTTTATATAGTGGATGATAATAAAGTTGATAAATTAGAAATGAAATATAATAGCCCTATTATGGACGATGGCGTGAAGATAAATAACACGCCTGTGGCTGGAAATAATGATACTAACGATCCAAACGCTCAAAGTTTATCAGATAAATTAAAAGAACAAAAAGACAAAGAATTAGATAAATTGAAAAAGGCTATGCCTAGCGACGCTTTAGCTAAGGATCATTTTATTGATTTACCTGAAGATCCTACAGCTAATAATATGATGACAGGTGGAGGAGGCGATATTACAGTATATTATGAAGTGAAAAAATAAATCTTAAAATGGCTGGTTACGTTTATACATTATTACAAATAAGCACAAATGATTACGAAATAGATGTCTATGAAGTCCAAAGTAACGGACATGAAAATTTGATTTTTTCAGAACATCAATTTGGAGATCCAAATACCGCAATTAATACCGCTAAGAATGAACTCCAAGAAGATTATCCTGGTGTAGAAAATATGCAACCAAAACAAAGCGGAACTTCAGGAACTAGTTCACCTCAAACATCCGCCGGGTCTTCATTTAATAATGTGGGGTCAGCTCCTGCAATCACACCAACAGGAGGTTCAGGAACTACAGGCATTGGGTCTAATAATTCATCAATGGTTGAAATTACAAAAGAAAGATATGATGAGATAAAAAATAAAGAACTGTCAGAAAATAATCTTGACGTATATGAAGTAGTCGACGATCAACAAGACGCCGATGACATGATAGCAGCAGGTAATTTTGCAGGAGTAGACGAAGGAGATGTGATTAATGAAAGTGATTCTAATTGGATATTTACAGCCCCTGATGACAGTAAGTATGTAGATAAAAACACAAGAAATAATAGTGTTTCCCCACCAAACGGGGCCACTCCATTCACTGGCGGGGGAGTCGGATTTAATTGTTCTGATATTCAAAACAATTTTAATTCAAATCTTAAAATTTCAAAATATTTTACATTAGGTCAGGTTGCAGTTGATTTTAGTAGATTGAAAGACAAAACAGTAGGAGACAAGACATATACTAAATATCAATTGGCTTGCAATCTTAAAGCTTTAGCCGTGAATGTTTTAGATAAAATAAAAGATCAATATCCAGATATGACTATAAATAGTACTATTAGAAATCTTGGAACTAAATCAGAACACGAAACTGCTCAAGCTGCTGACTTAATATTTCCAAAGCATAAGAAGAAAGAATATTATGATATAGTATTATGGATATATCAAAATACGCCGTGGAATCAATTGTTTATCGAATATAGACCAAATAATAGCACTTATAAGGGAGTTTCTTATAAAGGAAATCCTAGAGGTGGTTGGATTCATGTATCTTTTCAACAAAAAGGAAACCAAGTATATGGCGCTCCTCACAATTGGGGATGTATGGTAAATGATAAATTTGAAAATCCTGGCTCTTTTAAGTCATTCACTAATCCAATGGCTAATAATGATTGGTATGCATAATTTAATATATAGTATTAATGAAAAAAATTATTAAAACATACGAAGAATGGTATTTTAATAACGCTTCTAATCAAGATATTCCAGCTGTAGGTGTAGATCAAGAACTTGGTTATCCTAAGCGTTTTCCAGATCCTGAGGCTACTCGTACACTTATAACTGATCCAGATGACGAATTTCAATATCCAAATAAAATAATAGAAAACACACACGGCATGACGAGTCATGCTATAAAACACATGTGGGAATTTGATCCAAATCTATATAAACAATTAATAAGAAGAACAAAAGATATTCTAAAGAAGTATATAGATAGTGATGATATGAAAATCATAAATAAAAAAGGAGCAATCGAAGATGATATTTATGAAGATGAGGATATAGACGAAATGAGTCTTTATAATATAATAAACGCTTTAGATTTCATTCAAGATAAAACCTTCAAGAAAATGAGATTGAATGAAATTGAAAATAGAATACAAACTGAAATCATTTTACCATTAAGAAGAGAATATAAAAAGTTAATAGAAAATATTTTACAAAACGCAGTAAGAATAGAGGATTATAAACCAGAAATGGAAAATAGAGCAGTTTATTTTAATGGAGATAATGGAAGAGATTTATTATATTACGATCCTAATATTAAAGGTCTTATGGTTGTAACAAAAGATAAAGAAAGAGTTTTTACTTTATTTGGAATAAGTAAAAATGATATTCATAGTTATTTTGCTTCATTAAATCCGGGGTCAAAGAAAACAAGACCTTCTAAAGAGACATTACAATTATTGAGAAATTACGAAAGATAATCTATTTTTATAGCTAAACGATAATATATTCCAACTTCGTCAGGATCAGAGTTTTCTTCTATTATAGTAAATTTATATTTATCATTACTTAATTCTTGGAATATTTTTTTATATGCTTTGAATTTGTGTCTAGTATAAGAACCTATTAAAACGTATTTCATGGAATACTCTGATAAAAAGTCCAAAAATATCTTAAATACTGTATTTAATATTCTGTGCATGTCGTTTATATTTATCTGATTTATTGATTTCATTGGTTTATAAGCAGCGTATATTTCTCTGTTGGCATAAAATTGTTTTTGATCTGCCCAATCAATAGATACGACATCATCTAATTTCATGTATCTTTCATCATCATAATCTTTAGTATATCCGAGCGCAACATTATAAACTTCACCTGTGGTGGATTTAAATTCGTATATAAAGTCATATTCATCACGTAATGGATTAGGCTCTTCTTTTATAAATTTATATGGATATGTATCATTAATATTAACAAATTCATATAATTTATTTTCATTGTTCCAATTTTCTTCGCCATAAGGATCCAATTCTGGATTTTTGATCTTTTTAATTTTTTTAAACTTTTTTAATTTTTTAGAAGTTTTTGGAAAAATACAAGAAAATAAAGTATTCCTTCCTCTTGTTCTCTCTAAATCTCTCCATATTTTATAATATACAGGAATATCTTTGAGTGTCATTTCATTAATGAATTCATTATAATTTTTTATCATTATTTCATATTTTTTTTAATCTTCCCAAATCTCTTCTCCATATGGATCAAGTTCTGAAACTATTCTATGTGGCACTATTATTTCTCTTGCAGTATAAACTTTATCATTGTAATCAGTAATAAATAAAAATCCTTGATCATATGATATATTTTTAACTAAGACATGAACTCTTTTGTAAACTGCTTGACCCCAATGCAACTCTCTATCAAATACTTCTATTTCTATTTCTGTTCCTTTTATTAGTCTTTTTAGTTCTCCAACTATAGTTTTGATTCTTTGAATAGAAGGTTTCTTTTTTCCTTTTGGTTTAATTAGATCTTTTATATTTATTATTCCAGTAGATTTCATACTTTCTGAAGTTTCCCCCCAATCTTCTTCGCCGTAAGGATCTTCAGTGTTGTATATTTTATCTTTAATTTCTATTATGTATATGGGATTATGTTCATCTAATATTTTTTTCATTTTTACATCCCTTATTACAGGTTCGCCTGTATTAGACATAGTTCCGATTTTTACTTTTTTAGTATAATGAAGAAATATTTTATATTCTTCTGAAGACACGTTCTCTAGAATTACATCATTTTCGATTCTTTGTTTCCATGTAGCCGATGGATCCATTTCCCAATACGTAAAAGTTATATTTTTTCCAATAATGTCTTTCAACCCTTCTGATATTTCTTTTGCATTTACACTATTAACATACCTAATTGGAAAAAGAGGAGTATAAACTTTTTGTGGAATTTTAGTTATCGCTTCTGTAATATGATCGATCCAATCCTCTTCACCATAAGGATCAGCATCAGAAAATATCTGTTTTGGTCCTTCATAAATTTCTAAATCAGAAGGATCACAATATTGAGACCAATTTCCCGGCCAGTCAACAAGCACTGGCCATTTTCTTCCGTGAATTACTGCTCTCACAAATCCTACATTTCCAGACATTCTGCTTCTTACTTTATCTCCTTTTTGAAGATCATCTATTGATAAATATCCATTGGATTCGACTGCCCAATCTTCTTCCCCATAAGGATCTTCAGGGGTTATTATTCTTAGTGCTTCTCTTACATATAAAACTAAATTATCATTAACTGGAAATTCACTATATGAAGGACCATTTTCATCACCTAGGTCTATAAATACCATAGGATATTCTGAAAATTTTTCATTAGAATAAACAGCATTCAATAATAAATATTCATTACTTCTTCCAAGAGATATGTCATTTAATTTTTGTGGATTACTAAACCAAGCTTTTATTGACACATACATTCCTATGTATTTTGATAATTCTTTTTCAATATATTTATATCTATTTATATGAAATTTGTATTTATCATATAATGTATCCAATCTAACAATTTTTATAACATTATCTAATTTAACTCCCTCTGAAGTCCAATCTTCTTCCCCATAAGGATCTCTTTCAGATATTTCTCTTTTATTTATTATTCTAAGATCTCTACCTAAAAATATTCTATCTCCATTTAAAAATATTCTAGTTTCCCACCAATCAAAATCTCCCCACCTATTCTTTTCTACTCTAATATTCGTAATAATTTCTATTTTTGGTTCAAACTGATTATCAGGATCATATGTATAATAAAAATATTTAACTCTTCTATCGAGTAAAATGTCTTCTAATTCTTTTTTTAAATGTTCGGAATCACTTTGACCGTAGAGCCAATGAAATTCGTCTATTAATTTATTAGTTTTAAGATATGTATATTCTACGTTATCATCAAAGCTAATATCCTTGTAGAGATATCTTTTATCATCTACATTTTTCATTTCTCTTAACCTGTTTTCCGGATTTATATCATCACCCCAATCTTCTTCCCCGTATGGGTCATCTTCTCTATATGTGTATTTTTTATTTAATGGATAAATTTCGTGTTTTATAAAATGAATCTTATTATTATATAAATCATTTATAATGTCAGCGAATTCTGTTAATGTAACGAGATAATCATAGTATTTTTTATAATTGCTCGCATTTTCGATTTTACACCATCTTGTAAATTCACGACTATAATTATCTGTAAATCCAAAACAAAAATATACTCCATTATCAAAAAGATGATCTTGCATATTATCAGGATCTATTTTGAATCCATGATCTATTAAAAATTTCTTAACAGGAGATATAAGTTCGATATCTTCTTTATATACAGCAAAGAAAGTTCTTTTCAAAACTTCAAGTCCGTTTCTCACTATAGCATCAGATAATCTATTGGCATTTATTGATGGATATTGATTTGCTTCATTTGTATCCCATACTTCTTCACCGTAAGGATCTTCTGGAATAAATCTTCTTTCAGGTTTTGCTTTCTTAACAATAGTTATAGGATAATTCATTGATAATACGTAAGTATTATTATCTTTATCGTAGATAACAACTAGACCAGCCTCTTTGTTTCTTGATCCTTTAATGCCTGAATTGCGAGGTGGGAAATATTCTATTCTTTTTATAAGTACATTTTCTGCTCTTTTTTTAAGACCTGCTAATTTAACTTCAGTAAATGACACATAATACCTAGATAAAAGGGCATTTATTCTCATTCCTAATTCTTCATCATTTATAACATGTTCATATTTTAAGTGATCTATCATACCTTTAACTGTACCAAAAGTTGTTCCAGGAAGGTCTGAAATAAATAATTCGTTTAAGGAAATGCCATTATAACTTTTAATCATAACTCTATATATTAAAAAAAAACCTTTAACTAATTTTTTGATAAAATATAAAAATAAATAAAATTAATATGGCTGTTAAGAACCAATTATTTTGGAGAAAATATCGACCAAAAACATTAAATAGTATAATTATATTACCTAGGATTAAAAAAATCATAGAGAATGGTATTCAACAAGACATGATATTTCATGGACATCCTGGTACTGGTAAATCAACATTAATAGAAGTATTACTCAAAGATAAAAACCACTTGAAGATAAATGCTTCGATGGAAAATGGCATTGATACTTTGAGGGATAAGATAACAGATTTCTGCGATTTAATGCCAAGCCCTTTTATAAAGACAGATGATAAAATGAAATACGTCTATCTCGAGGAGTTTGATAGAACTACACCTGCTTTTCAAGATGGATTTAAGGCTTTTGTTGAAAACTACGATCATAAAGTCAGATTCATTATATCTATGAATGATATAACTAGAGTTATACCTGCTCTTATATCAAGATTAAAACCACAAGTATGTTTTAATCCAGCCAATGATGAAGAGAAGGCATATTTAATGACCGGATATTTCAAATATCTAAGTGGTATAGTTAAACACGCCAAAATAGATGTAGATGATGACAAATTGAAAAGAATCATTGTAACGAACTTCCCTGATCTTAGAGCATCTGTGCAGGAATTACAAACCATGAGTATAGCAGGAGTTGATGAAGTTCAGTATGGTATTGGTAATACAGATGTGTTCAATTTTATTCTTGATAATAGAAATGACTTCTCTGATAACTTCTATTTTGTAATGGATAATTGGGCAAATCAGCCAAAAGATTTAATAGATATTTTAAGTCGTCCTTTTTATTATTATTTACTACAAACAAAACCAGAAGTAATAGAAAAATGTGGATTTGAATTGTTAGATTTAAGTAAAAGATATAATGCAGAATTTGAAGCAACTACAGATCCACCATTGCATGTATTCTCTTATATTTGTGAATTAAAAAAGACATTATCAGAATAATGGAAAATACTTTTTTAAGAATGGGAGAATTCTCTATTAGAGTTATGCCAGATGCTCCTCCAACAGGTCACTTAAAAAAACTAATACACGAAGCAGAGGAAGCCATATCTGAACCAAATGATATATTTGAATATGCAGATTGTATATTGTGTGTATTTGCCGCGGCTTATAAATCAGGATTTTCTTTTGAAGATTTAAAAAAGGCAGTAGCTGAGAAGGTAAACATATTAGAGAACAGGAAATGGAAAAAAACCGAAGATGGTCTTTACCAACATTTATAATTTATATATAGTGGTATGAAATTATATCACGAATTCCTTAACGAAGAATACGAAGAATTTAAAAAAACTGGAGACGTCTTCAATTTTGCTAATTATATAATAACGAAAGACAATTGGCATGAAATATTAAGAGATCTACGGGATTTTCTCATAATAGGTGATTGGTATAGAATAAGATTTACTGAACATAAAAATGTAGTTATTAGATTATCTGGGCATCATTCAGTAATGACTGTTCCAGCAGAAGCGATGAAATATTATCAAAGAAGTTTCACTATAAATTTTGATAGGCAATATTCAAATGGTGAAATTAGAGACCCAGATCCAAAATATCAGGCTATGG